CAGTGGCCATCCTTACCGACACCGCCAGCCGCGTGGTACATTGACAAAGACTGCTGGATCTTCGCGTCGTTCAGGTTCTGCGCAATCTCCACCAGATCGTCAGTGCCGAAATGCTTCTTCAGGTACTCCGGGTTCCTGATGAGCCGCTCAGGGGGTATGAACCTGTCCTCGTCGGCCGGGATAATGAGCATACCCTTGCCGAGCTGCTGGTTGTCGAACATCCACTGCAACTCGAAGAAGACAGCGCCCTCGGCTTCTGCCCTGGCCATCTCTCGCCCTCTCGCCTCGCGCTCGGCGTTGCGCACAGCCCACTGGCCGTTGAGCTTCCTGTCGGTCTTGCCGCGAAAGCGCTCGTGGTGGTCGTCATCGAGGAAGGCAGGATGCAGGTCTACATCACCAGCGGACTTCTGTGGTTCCCACGCCTTCTTGTAGTTCATGCTGAACCACTCGGCCTCGTCTACGGTGGGGAACTGGATTGCGTTGCCGGTCTTCTTCGCGTGCTCGACAGCCTTGTCGTGCGGAAGCTCTACCAGCTTCCCGTCCTCCCCGGCTACGACTGTCGGGAAGACGATGGCACCCTCGTCCGTCTCGGCGTATGCCATCTTGTGGGTCGACACACTGCCGTCAGCGTTCTTGATCGGCTTGTGCTTCTTCGGGTCCAGGATTCTCTGTACGAACGGTTTGTCGCTATGCTTCCCGAGGACCTCTTTAATACGGTCCTGCTCGCGCCGCTCTGCTCCAGGCTCAGGCAGCGCGCCAGCACGCCATGCACCGCGCCAGTCGTACTTGTAGTTCTCGTCATCTGGATTCGGATTGATGCCGAGGAGAGCAGCTTTTTCCTCGAAGTCCTTTCGGAAAGCCCTCTCGTCGTCCGGATGCAGCTTCGTCCGTGTGCGCGGCACACCTTCACGTGCCTGCTTCTCTGCGAGCGCCATGGCCACGTTCTTCCACGCCTCTCGCTCTTCTGCCTGATACGCGGCAACAGCGTCCCGCAAGTTGGTCGCATTCTTGAACGCTTCCGAGCTACCCGTAGGCCCGATGGCGTGTGGAGTAATGAGGCGCTGGCCCCACATAGTGGCTTTCCCGCCAAAATTACCTATCGGTCCAAGGCCGATACTCGTAGAAGGAGTTACCTCCGTCTCGTACTCATACGTCTCAGTGGCCATCTTCTGGATCTCTTCCCAGTTCATGGCCTTCCGGATGTCCAGGTCTGCGATCTTGCCGTCGATAATCTTGCCTGGGGGCATGTCGAAGGTTTGACCGTCTTTCGTCACAAACCTGTTTCGCCCGTCGATCCAGGCAATCTCAACGGGGTCGCCAGTGGTGCTGTCGATATACTTGTTGACGACACGCACAATGCGGTGGGGGTGGTCAGGATGCTTCCAGCGAGACGCCCAATGATGATCCTTGTCGGTTCTTGGATCTACACCACCCTTCCACGCGCCACGATAATCGTAGTTGCCACGGTCAGGATTTACCGGCTCGTCCAGCTCCTGGTTGACGTCATCGAGCCAGGAACGGAAGTCGCGCTCTTCATCCAGCGTGAGCGTTGTATTCCACTCATGGTCCGGTCCACGCATCGGGCTGAGGTCGGGAGTCCATTCAATGTCCGAAGCCTCGCCACCATCTGCGATCCTGGCTTCAACCTCGTCGAAAAAACCCATGGCAACCTCCAGTCAAGGTGCTACTCGTTATCGAACGCGGACAACGCTTTATACACCTCAAGCGCGTCCTTGACAGCAGCCTCCGTCCAAGGCACCTGCGCCTGCGGAAGTCCGCTCGACGGGTCCGTCTCGGCAAGCACCTTTTTCGCCCATGATTTCCAATGGTCGAACTCGTCTTGCGTGATAACGCCGTCACCGTGCGTGTCCAGCCGTTTGAAAACATCGTCAGGAAGGTCGATCTTCTCACGAGGGATAGACATGCCACGAGGTGGCCCACCTGCAGCCTGCCCGCCAGGGCCAACAGCAGGACCACCAACGCCCTGCTCTACACCTTCTGCGTACCGGCGCGCCATTCCGGCACTTACCTGCCTGCGCTGTGCCTGCTCGCGACGGATGATGCCGTTCAGCGCGTGCCATGGAGTGGTGCGCCTGAAATCTACAGCCTTCTTCTTCCCGGCCAGTGTCTGCGTCAGCTTTTCGACTTCTGCTCGCAGATCGTTCCGCTTCTTTGTGTATTCTGCGGTCGCACCCTTGGTCTTGAACATGGGAGGAGTCATCTCTTTCAATTGGAGACTCTTCGCCTTCAATTGCTCCTCCAGCGCCGTGAGCTTGCCCGGGTTCTTCGGGGTTAACTGGAGGGCTGTAGCGATATCCGCAAACGAGGTGCGGGGATCGTCCAGCATAGCTTCGATCCCTTCGGCCATCGTTTTGCCGAACGGGTTCTCTGCGCCTTCTTCGCCTGCGACCCGCTCGTCGACACCTTCGTACAGATCCTTGAGCTGAGTCAGGCGCACAGCGCGTCTCTGCGCCTTGAGGTCCTGACCAATACGCTTGTAGCGCTCCGCTACCTGGGAGCCAAGGATTCCCATCTCTGCCAGCTCCTGGCGATTCCATACCCTGGTGCTCTGGTCTTCGTTCGTGATGACCATGTTGCCTTCCGAATCGATATTGACGTCAATCGCCTGCTTCGAGCCAGGAGGAAGTGACATATTCAGGTCGCGGAGAGCGATCTCGGGAAGGTCGAACAAGGCCATGTGGTAGGATGACTGGAGCATTCCTTTGCGGGCTTTCGAGCCAAGACTCTTCGCCTTGCGGCCATAGCGCTCGGATTCAGCACGCGCCTTGCGCCACTCGATGGTCGCTTCGACATCCGCTTTCCACAACTCATGCCGTTCGCGCTCCTTTTCCATCGACCAGTCGTGCTTCTCACGATCCCAGCCGTGCTTCTCTTGGCGCATATCCCACTCTTCGCCCTTGCGCTCTTCCTGCTTGTCGATACGCGCTTCAGCACGATCCTCACGCTTCCACTTACGCCCGCGCTCCATACCACCCATGAAGCCCCCGATGGCGCTTGATACTGTAGTTGGTCTGATTGCCATTGGTCTGCCTCCTAGCCCCAAGCCATTCCGCTATCTCCGCCCCAGCTCGAACTCCCGGCTGGAGTTGTTGTCGGGTTCGTGGAAATTTGATATCCACCGTAATCCCCATCCCACGAATCTAGGTAATCTCCTCCGTATCCGATAGTGCCTGAAGCACCGAGGCCGCTCTGGCTACCGGAAGAGAACTTTTGACCCACCATCCGCCCGGCTTGCCCGCCTACGGCACCACCAGCAGGCCCGCCGAAGTACCAGCCAGCAGCGGTACCAGCGAGGCCGAAGATGTTGCCCCACATGGCGTCTTCGCTCTGCTGAGCCTGCGCACGCATCGCCATGTCGGTTTCGTACTTCTTCATGGCAAGCTCGGCATTCGCAATGGATGCCCTCGTGTTGAGCTGTGCTGCGGTTGCCCAGGCGTTACCATAAATCTGCGCGCCGCGCCCGCCGGTAGCACCGGCTTGGCTCAGTCCCTCTATGGCCTGCGCCTTCTGCGCCCGCTGTTCCGGGATAAGTGCGCGGCCAAGCTCAATCGCTTGCAGCCTGCGCTTATCGTTGAGGTCACGGACATACTTGCGGGCCTGATTCCTCGCACCGGCCTCTGCCGCAGCTCGGGCCACAGCCATCTCCGACTGGGTCGACGCATACTGAGGGCTGGAAGGGTCAAGGCCAAGGCCGCGCAGTTCACGGTCTCGTGACTGCTTCGCCTTCGTGAAGCTCTGCGTGATGTCCGCCACAGACTCACCGAGTGCTTGCTGGACAGGGAATCCGGCAAATGCTGCCTTCGTCCATCTCCTCTCCCCGGGGCGATAGTACTTCTTGTATTCCTTCCAGAGGACATCGCTTCGCGTATTAGCCTGCTTCGCGTACTCGGCCTGCTGCTCCATCAACTCGGAGGCTCGCGTGTAGTAATCCTTGAGTTCCTGCGGAACGGATGCACCAGCAATTTCGATGTCGGGATATTCTGGAGGAGGTCCTTGCTGGCCACCGCCCATCCATTCTCCGAATTCGCCGAACCAGTCCATCAAGGTGCCGATCGGATACCAGTCACCAACTACGTCCAGGATATCGTCCCACTGCAGCTTGCCTGACCACGTCTTGTCCCAGAAGTCGTTGAACGGGTCTCTTACATTGTCATCCCACCAATCCCATCCCATGGCAAGCTCCTCTCTATACAGCGTCGTCTAGGCTATTGGTGGCCCAGTACACGATTCTGACGCGCACATCTCCTGCGAATGTACCTGTCGCGTTGCCAGCTCCGTCGGTTGCGTAGACCTGGATGTCCATTGCGGTGGCGGTAGTGTTGGCGATTGAGTCTATCTTCAAATTCTTGGTCAGGCCCGACGTCTCACCGAACTGGTCAGGGTCTGCTGCGACACCGACTCCGATAGCCGTGCATCCCCCCGCACCAGTGATGAGAGTCTCCAGGTTCGCCTGGACCGAAAGGATGTACCCGGTGAAGTCGATGTTGAGATCCTCGGCTGCAACGGTTGCGCCCGTCACGGTCTCCTCGAACACCTTCAACTCCAACCCTTCAGTGGCCGTCCCTCCGACCTGGAGCGCCGTAGCTCCACTGGTGCTGTCATTCGAGTGCAGAGTGTTATCGGACACCTCGCATCCGGTAAGCGTGCCACCGTCGATGGTGCAGCTCCCGCCAATAGTACCGCCGCTTACCTTGTCCCCGCTGATCGCGTCGTCGTCAAGCGTCAGGATCTGCCCTGTCATATCGATGTCACCTGTAGCGAACCCTGTGCCAGCGATTGTACCGCCAGTGATCGCTACCGCGTTTGCGTCCTGGGTCGCAATGGTGCCGAGGTTGGACTGATCGATCTGGACCCATGTAGGGCCTGCCGAGTCGGTGAGAACCCAGAAAGAGTCATTGTCTGCCTGACGGGCAATCTTGCCCTCGTCCGAAGTGCCCAGGCCGGTCGCGCCGGTCCTGGCTGCTGCGTCAGCGTAGGACCACTGATAGACGATATGGATCTCGCCAGTGCCTACGTCGGAATGTAGTCCTGTTGCCATGTTATGCGTCCTCTGGGTCTACGAAGTCGGTCCTGATAGGCTGACTTACTAGTTGCGCTCCTGAAGAATCGACGATAGGGATGCCAGTCGTGGTCGTGAGGATGAATTGCGTGTACTCGAACTCCGGGTCGGTGATCGGCGCGATCTCGTCGATTGGAGTGGTGGTGACGGTCTTGTCGTACAGCGTGACATTATCCTCGGCCACGCCGATCAGCCCCATCTCTGTCAGGTCCGACACCAGCAGGGCTCGGTCTTCCGTAGGCCCGCGCTCGCCGAACAGGACCTCAAGGCGCTCACGCATTGCCTCCAGGATGTCCCTGAGGTTCTTGTCCTCGATTCGCTGCGGTGACGGTATCCTTCTCACAGGTCCCTCATGCTCGTGCTCATGGTAATCTCGATGATCTCGTATTGCGACTCGACCTCAACCGACCAGCGGCGCTCGTCACGCTTCACTGGGATACGCTTGGCCCGCTCGCTGGTGAACGTATGCGTCCACACGAGGTCCTCCTCGGCGTAGATACGAAAGATGACGGGATAGCCCTCGGCCTTCACCTGGGCAACGGAGAAGGAACCAGTCCTGGCATAGAGGAACTGCTTGCTCCTCCATGTGGCCGTCAGAGGGTTGCTACCCTGGTTCCAGGCAGTGAGCTTCCCATCTTGGATCAGGTAAAGCGTGTCGTCTTCCAGGTTCGCGTGCCCGCCTGTAGCGAGTTGATCGGTTGTGACTAGCGCTCGCCCGCCAGCCGACGGATCGAATATCAGCGCTGTGCCGTCCGTGAACCAGCAGTGGTATCGGTTGTCATGCGCCTTGGCTATCATCGTCGCAGGATCAAGCGCCTTCCACTGTTTCTTCGAGTAGAACGACGTCGTGAGCACTTGGCTGTTCGCCCCATTCACGGCAATTAAACCGTCCGGACTTGCGTATATTACCAAGGCCGCAGCGATATCACCGAACGTAACTACAGACCTCTTGGCCGAACACGCCTGCCTGGAGTTGCTTCGGTCGACGCTCATGTACAGCGGGTCATTCCCGGTGATGAAATGCGGATGTCCAGTCGTAAGCACGATGACCTGATTCAGCGTGTACGCAATCGCCACGATGTCCTCGTCAATCGTCTTGGCGTAGTCATCCGGCCATGCGTGCGGGCGGTTCGGCTCCGAGAAGTACACCGTCTTGCCGACGAACCCGGCCATCACTCCGTTCGTGCATTCAATCAGGCCGGTCAGGTCGTCTGGAGGCCCTTCCCAATCCACGGACGGCAGGATCTCGTTGACGTCAGCGTCCAGGGTTGTGTCTAGATACGACGTCGTCCCGATATCCAGCTCGGTAATGAAGAAGTAGGACGTCCCGCTGGTACCAGTCACCGTCCTGTACACCCTGATGTTCGTGATGTTGTAGTCGCCAGTTGGCGCGCCAGGGATATTCGTGAGCTGGCAATCCTCCGTAGGCTGGATGGCAACCACGGTGGACGGGTCGGAAGGAGGCCCTTCCTCTCCGAAGGCCGAGACATACGTCAGGACGTACGTGCGGTCTGCGGTGTAGTCAGAGGCCCGGGAGGTGTCGAAAGACAGCCTGAGGCGCGCTGAGGGGTCACCAGACGCCGGATAGCCGATCTTGCCGGTCACCCTGGCTCCGTTCAGGTAGAAATCGGTGTTCGCTGCGTATACGGAGTTGCTCGGGTAGCACGCACCGAGGTACACGCCCGTCTCGCTGTATGCCTGGAACCACATCATGAAGTTGGCGTCGTCGGTGGCGGTCGTCTTCGCCGGGAGCGTCTCGATCTTGAATACCGATAGCTGCGACTGCTGGAAGACAGTCTCTCCGCCGTACTCGCCCTCTGTCAGGTCTCCCTCCTGGGACACCGTCCCGTCCTCTTCTTCATAAAAATAATACCACGTGCGGGTCCAGGTCGTCTCCAGTGCGTCCACGGCTTCCACCGTAGGGGGAGAAGCGGGGGCCGGGATGCCAAGCGTGTACTCGACCTCGTTGCCGTCCAGGATGCCACGGACCTTCGGGACTCCGTCCCCGGTGTAGTAGATTCGGTCGTAGAGGTCCTCAGCGACGGGGCTTTTCACCACATCGACATCCGTTGCCCACTCCAGCCAGTTGCCGTTGTACGGGAAGACTGACACCGTGTCGGACTGCAAGTCCTGGATCTCGTTCGGCTCATCGAAAGGAAGGACGGTACCGCCCCAGATATATGCGTTCTCTGCCGTCTGCGCCTGACTGGCACCGAGCAAGTTCGGTGCGGCCCGTGGAAGCAGTCCTTCGAATATGCTGATCTTGATCTTAGACACGTGGACACTCCATCGTTACAACGTCAACGTGGTGCTGGTGAAGGTGCCACGCCCGGTTCAACCCATGCCAAATCCACATCGGGCATGTTTCGTCTGCGCAGAGCTTCAGCCCCAGTAGCATCGAGTGTTTCCATATCGGATCTGCGACGAGATGGGCAACGAACTCGCAGCACGTCTTCTTCAGCGGGCTCTTGCTCTTGAGGGGCATCCCGCGTCCCCACAGCAGGAAGAAAAGGTTGTGGACGAGCTGCACGGACGCATACTCCGTTGTGCCGGTCTCGCTCATCGCGACATCAAGCGCATGCTGCGCTTGCCCTGGCCACGGCGGTACCCTCCGGATTGCCAACCTCCGGCCAGTTTCATGGCAGTAGTGGACTTGCTCGCCGTCGGCATTCTTCGCCCGGGCCCAGTCAATCAGCTCGCCAATCGGGATTGGCCCGCGCACGCCGCGATGCCCGGTGATCGGGTCCTTCTTCATCCAGCTCTCGAAGTAGTAGCTGCCAGCCTCGATCTCCACGCCGTTTACGACCACGTCCTGGTAGATGTCGAAGATCACCCCGACATGGCTGAAGCGATGAGAGATCCCGTCACCGGAAACCCACGGGGCCTCTGGCAGCAGTTGCTCTTTGCCCTTCTTCTTCAGCGCCGTAGATTTGCGCTTCAATATCTCCTGCGCAATCGAGATAGAACCTGACGTCAATCCAGGCTGAGACGTCCAGAAGAGCCTCATCTCGACATGCGTGTCCTTGGGAGTCATGGCAGTATCGGGCCTTTCGCAATCTCGTGGATGAGTTTAACGATTCCCCCGACGATCACAGCGACCGTCCCTACGATAATCATCACGGCCGAAGCCCGCTTGACGAAATTATTCGCCTCAGCCATCCAGTCGACATCCCTCCTCGGGCGATTGGAGTTCGCAGGATTCGTAGCTACAGCGGCACGGATAACTCCGATTTCCTCTGAATTCGCTCCAGTCTGCTTTTCGACACGCTCGAAACGCTCGTCACAGTGAGCACGATGACTCTTTGTCTCTGCCGCAATTACCGCCAGCTTCTTGTCAAATTCCGCATCGGCCTTCTGCTGCGCCTCATGGTTCGCTTGACCTTCTTTCCTGGTCTCTCGGACCTCCGTCAAGATCGTGTTGAACAGCAGCTTCGTGGAATCATCAAGGCCGTCAGTTGCACTCATGCGTCATATACCTCATCGATCCGCCCATCGAATTTGCACTCCAGCAAGAACGTACGTTCAGCTTCGCTCTGGATGGCGTGGCGCTGCTGGCCGAACTGGTCCGCCCACCACCAACCATCCTCTTCCCACATCACCCCAGTGTGACCCGTATACGTCTTCACCACACCTTGAGAAGTCTCTACCACCACTGTCGGCTCCAGCGGTACGACGTGAACCACTTTCGCCGGGATACCGAGCCGGCCGAACACTTCGCACAAGGCGTCACGATAGGCCCAGCACCGGTCTGCGGTACGGCCCTGGCTAGACCACACAGGCCACGCCTTCTCACGCAGGAGCGCGGCAGCGTGTGCACCCGTTTCGGCTTCCTTGACTACGTCGGCAATCGACCAGCCGTTAAAGAACCGTCGGAACCAGGTTTTCAGTGACTCCCACATCACGTACCACCATTTGCTTCCAGGTATTCGCGGATGGCCCTGATGTCATCCTCGTCCAGCGCCATATCGTCGAGCATGTTGAACAGGGACAGGCTTATCAGCAGGTTGAACTTACCTGCCGCGTCCAGGGTGTCGTTGTCCACCTGCTCCAGCAGGCTTGCTTTGACCCCGTTGAATGTCCACGGCGGGGTGAACCCGAGCGCGATCAGGTGACGGCGCAGGAGCTTGACGCAGATAGCGATGGATGGGTCAGCGGCATACGCAGCAATCTGCGCTTCCCTCGCTGCAATAGCAGCAGCCTCCGCCTCGGCAGCGGCAGCGGCAGCAGCGGCCTCCTCGTCAGCGATGCTGACGGTGTCCGTGATGGCGATAGCAGCCGTACCATTGCTGAGTACCCATGCTGTGGACACCACACGATACCCATCGGCAGGCTGATGCCGTACCACCGTATACCAGCCGGGAGCCGGGTTATCCACCGTGTAGCCTGTCGTCTCTCCCTGACTACGTGGCGGGATGCGTGGGTAGTCCTCGGCAATGGGGAGGAGGACAGGTTCTGGCTCACCGTCAGGCCAGTACACCCAGTCGGCTGCAGCTACGGAAAGCGTCATTGCCAGTAGTGCGAGCAGGTACTTCATCGGTTCTCCTTAGTCCACTGTGTAGGTGATGAGCGTGTCACGGAGGTTGTCATCCATCATCGTGATGAACGAGTTGCTGTAGATATTCCCTGTATACCAGCACTCGTCGATGCTGTACGGAGTGGTGGCTTCTCCGTTGTTGTTGGCTATGTAGACAGGAAGGTTGTTCGTCTCCATCGATTGAGAATCGGTGTTGGTGTCATCTGACGTCCCGTTGAGCCACACTTCCGCAGCATACGCAGTGCCGTTAGACCTATAGGAACAAGCTCCGTATAGCCACACCTCATTGCCAACGGTGTCTGAGTCTTGTACGAGGTAATCGTTTGCGTTTGCCAATACCGCAGTACGCAGCCTGTCTGTCCCGCTTACATCACGCTGCGTCAATAGCCATTCGCTGTTGTCGTTGCTGCCTTCCCACTTATCGATCATGCGGATGGAGCCGTTAGGGTCGCTATCGAAATATACACACCCTATAGCCAGCACTCCGTCAGCACCCGAATGAATCGCAGGGTCAGCCACAGACACGTACTGGCTCTCCGTATCCGTGAAATGACTCGCAGTATTCTCGCAACCCTCGATGCCATTGGTCAGCGTCACGTTCGCACTGCCACCTACGCACGTCTGTCGGTTCACTGTACTGTCGAACTGCGTCACGGTATTGAAGCCCATGTGGTAAACGCTGATCCACTCGGTCCACACGTTGGTGGCTACGTCAGAGTGCAGCCCGCCGAGATTGCTGTTATCATCACCGCTCGCGTTCCATGACAGAGACAACACTGTATCTGTAGCGTTGCTGATCGACTGCACACCAACCCACATGCCAGCACACTCCTCCGTCGCGTTGTAGTACTCCATCTCAATAGGGAGACTCGTACCATCCTGCGTGACCGAGAGCTTATTGCTGTTCTCGCCAAGATCGTCGAATACCACGGTGACATCGGTACCGCTGATGCCTACGCTCGTACCCAAACACACCCGTATAGGAATCACGCCAGTCTGGTCTAACGATATGAGGTCGCTGTCCAGCGTCAGCGTCAGGCTCCCGCTACCACCGGGTGTAGCCTCCTCCGCAATCGCCTGACCGGCGATAATCTTACGCAACCCGCTTCGCGCCTGCCCGTAGGCAATACCAGCAATCAACAGCAGTACCAGCGTCAGTTTCCTCATGGGCTCACCTGATTGATGTACCAGTTCGTCTCACCGAACTCGCTCCAGATAGCAATCGTGCTGTAGTAAGCGTTCGACAGGCTGATGCCACGGTAGGCATCGTTCGTCTGGAACGTCGTGCCGAGGCCAGTCCACGTCACCGTGTTGCTCGCACGCAATCCGAACCAGATCTCCTGCTGCTCGCCAGTGTTCCCAGGCTCGATGGCAATGGTCACTACGCCAGTGGCGAAATGCGCCTGCCACAGCCCGTTCGTCGGGTCTAGCGTGATGCTCGCCGCTGCCGCGATTTCATACGGTGCGTGACCTGCCTGATCGTACATATTGTCCAGCGCCGTCACCTGCGTCTGGAGCGCACTCGTCGAGGTGTTCAGCGTCGTGATGCCGTTGGTTGCCGTGAACAGGTTGCTCAACTCGTCGGCTACGTTCGTGCTCCCTGCCAGGAGCGTGTCACTCTCTACCCTTGCGAAATCGCCTGTCGTGGCAGCAACCCTATCACCATTGGCCGTGTTGTATGTTATGTCACCAGTGAAACTGATCGTGCCGCTCTGGAACTCATGGGCCAACCCGTTTACGATGAGGTTCGTCTTCACGGTCACCTGCGACTCGCTCGCGTTGAGCCCGTCACCCGTGAACCCGCCACTGAAGCTCGGCGTCTGCGGGAAGTCCACGTTACCACTGATCTGCGCAGCCTCGAAATGGTCAACGTTCGTGATGTTGTTTCCGGTCATGTCCAGCGCCCCAGACATCGAGCCACCGTTCACATTTACATAGTCGCCAGTCGCGCCGTTCAGGATACCGATAGCCTGCATCACATTGGTGCCGTAAATGTTGGGGTCAGCGTCGAAGTGCCACTCGGCACTCACGGTATTCGTGGTTGTCCATGTGTTGCCCAGTCCAACGTAGGCGTAGTCATTTGTCTGCCCTTCCAGCCCGCTCACCGTGGTCTGCAACGCTGCCGTGCTGGTATTGAGTGTACCGATTGCAGAAGCAATGTTGGTGCCATGAACGTCGATACCTGTCTCGGCGTCCAGTTCGATGTACCTGCTCGGGGCATCCTCGCCTGCTACGTCGTACAGGTACATCTCACCAGCCCGATTAGCATTGAGACCGACTGTCCAGTGGTTTGTCGTTGTGTCTACGCTGAAACCTTCTACCGCAGATGTGTCATCGTACATCTCGATGCGTAGATCGGACTGGTTCGTGATTACGAGGTCAGCAGTATCGCCGCTCATGACAAGGTCGCCGGTCATCGTATCGCCAGCCTTCGCAACTTTCGCATCCACCTGTGTCTGCAACGCTGCCGTGCTGGTGTTGAGCGGGTCGATCCAGTCGCCCTTCAAGTCGTTGGTCGCACCGTCCACATACGCCTTCGACGCATAGATGCCAGCCTGCTCCAGATTCGGCGTGTCGAGGTGGGTACTGTAAGCCTCGGTACCGCCCTGCACGTACAGGTCAGCCGATACACCGCCGCTGCGGAGCGCGTAGTAGGCTACACCGAGGTAGCTCGTCGCCGTGACGGTGATGTTCGTCTCCAGATAGATCGAGTCGTCGTATTCTGTGAGCGCAGAACTCAGTAGCCTGATGGTGCTGCGCTTGATCTCGTTGCTCGATCCTGTCGTACCGTATACGAGCGCAACCTGCCCGCTGATCGTCGGCCCGCCAATACTGTCGTAGCCAATCCAGTAGTCCATGTTGTAGAGCCCCGCCGGGATAGTGACGTTCGCTCCTACTGCGTTCGTCCAGTACCAGTAGCCGATGAGGTTCGTGCCTGTGGAGAGCGCGTTCGTCACAGCCCACAACCCTGCCGCTGGCAGACTACCTTCCAGTGCCGATGCGCCAGTGATGACAGGATGCGCGTTCGTCGTGCCGAATAGGCGCAAGGACGAGAACTGGCCGAACAAGTCGATGACATCACCGTACCGCATTGCATCGTCGAGATCATACGGAGCACCCTCTTCCAGATGCACCTCGTCGGCGTAGAGCGTCGCAACGTTCGTGATGATGTTCGCGCCCATATTGACATCGCCTGCAAAAGTATCGCCGTTGATGTTTGCGTAGTCGTTCGTCTGGCTAATCAGTTGCACCGCGTCATTAGTTGCCTGATCCCAATCGAGACTGCGCTGGCCGTACAGGTCGGCTGCGGCAGGCGCATGCTCAAGATGGATCTTGACCTGACCCTCGGTCGCATGCACGTACTCTACAATACCAATGTGCTCGGCATACTCGCCGCTCGCACCGTCAGGTGCCACGTTCGTGATGACACCCGCCTCGGTCGGATGGAGGTACAGCTTATCGCCTACAGCCCAGTTGCTCGTATCAATGTCATGAACCGCACCGGCCACCGTGACGTAACCGAACTGGTTATTCGCGATGTTACTGCTGGTCACCAGCCCGTATACTGTCGCGTTCGTTACTGCATCACCAACCGCCAACTGTACTTCTGGCGCATGGGCAGCACCGCCAGAGATCCGTACCGCCATACCGTTAGTGAGCGTGTCGCCATTCGTGTTCTTCACACGCCTGACAAGCTCCTGCCCAATCTGCACAGTCACGTCGGCATCGTCGTTGTAGTAGGCAAACGCATGGTGGTCAGGATCGTAGAACATGGTGCCTTCTTCGTGTGTCGGATCAGATCCGATCAAGTTGAATATGATCCTGCCGTCACCGTTTATCTCTACGCCCTGTGTCCCGTTCGTATCGTTGACAGTGATCTTGCCACCCTGCGCTCCGCTATCGGAACCGATGAACACTACCGCATCAGCAGTCTCGTCGTTTAGGACGCGCATGGCAGTCTCGTCGGCAGGAATCATCACGTCGATCTGCGTCGTGTTCGTCACGAATATGCGCCCGCCACTCACCTCGATGCCGTCCTCGAAATAGTTGGTGGTTGCCCATTTGTTCAAGTCGTTCGTGCTCACACCGGAGATCCCGGCGATCTCCTCCATGACGTTCGTCCCGCCTACGAGGATGTCCGTGTTGAAGTACACTGTGTTATCGAACTCGTTCGACGGGCCGGTGAAGTGGTTGTACGCCGCTAGGTTCACGCTGCCGGTCGGGCTAAGTGCGTCGATCTGCACCTGCAAGGCGTTCGTGCCGGTCACCAGTTCATCCAGGCGCGTGGTCACGTTCGTGGTGCCAACAATAAGCTCATTCGTGACAACGACATTGCCGTCTGCCTGCAACACCATGATCGTGTCGTTCGCCGTCTTGAAGTAAATGTTGCCAGTCTCGTTATCCGAATCCGAGATACCGAAGTTTACGTCGCTGTTGCCGTAGGTGAACGCGAACACATCGTTCCCGGTCTGGTCAAGGAAGGCGATGGCGAAGTCCGCAGCACCGTTGGTGTCGCTGCTGTCGTACATATACAACTGCGGGAAAGCGTCCACTATCGACAGATCCTCGGTAGGATTGTTCGTGCCGATACCGACATCACCAGATCCGTCTACATACAAGCCCTCGTTCACGTTCTCGTCACCGTTGATCCAGTTACCGTTCAGGTTAATGAGCCCCTGCATCAACAGTTCGCCAGCGTTCACCATGCCGCTGAACTCACCACCAACCATGTTCGTCACATCACCAACCGTCTGGCCGTCGATGTCACCGAAGATCGTGATCGTCCCGGCACCGGCGATGTTGCCAACGTTCATGTTCAGGTTGGCTGTTGCAGCACCACCCTTGAAGGTCACGTCGTTGGAGAATATCGTATCACCGAAGAACGTGTTCGTGCTCGCGGCAGTGAACACGTTGGGCTGGTTCGTGTAGACCTCTGTCCCGCCAGCGAGCGTCAGCAGGTTCGTGGTCCCTGCATAAATCGAACCGCCAACGTTCAGCTCTCCGGTGAAGTGGCCGTCGATGAAGTTCGTGACATTCGCGCTCGACTCACCGTCCACCTCTACACCAACGCCGACCGTCTCCGTATCAACAAGGTTGGCCCATATCGTGGCGTCCGTTGCGTCGATATTCCCGACATCAACGATGACCCCACCAACGACGTGCAGGTTGTCCTGCGGATCGTTTGTGCCGATACCCACGTTGCCGTTGTACAGGGTCGTAGTGTTGAACGTGTTCGTAGCAGTGAACGTCTGGTTGCTCGCCAGGAAGGCAGTACCACTCGCGCCGGGGATCGCCGTGATCTGGGTCTGTAGCGCGTTCGTGGACGCAACCCACACCTCGTAGTCCATCAGGTCGCCCGAGTTGACAGAGGGGCCTGCCCAGCGGTCGCGCCACACCTGCATCTCGTCGGGCTCTCCCACTACGCACTCGTATCGGAAGTCGTCAGACCATGCGATACCCTCTCCCTGCGTGAAAGCATTCGTCTGTCGCTGGAGGATGTTGCCAGTCACCGGGTCGAACTCGAACACGAGAGGCGTAGCATCGCTGATGCAGAAGAACCGCCCGTCAACGATCTCGATGTCGGATAGGTCATCTACGACATTCGACCACACCGCCTCTGCGTCGAACGGCTCGGTCATCGTGAGCTTGTTGCTGGCTGCTACGAGTCCGATCTCGAAGAACCGCATCGCGTTATCGCCAGGGTCCTCGCCCTCTTGCACGCCGTACCACTTGTCGGCGTTCTCGTCGTAGGCAATACCTTCAAGGCCGTCGGTCGCGTTGCTGGGTGCGTTCTGGTCAAAGGTCCACTGGGTGAAGTCAGCATCGTCGATGGTCGTCGTGTTCGTATCGATCCCGATGAAGTAGATGCCCTGCGGAACTCCGCTGTCGTCGTATCCGCCCTCTTCGCAGATCGCGAAGTTCGTGCCACCGTACCACTCGATGCCTTCCAGGTCCTTGAACCCAGTCAGCGTTACGCGCTGCTGCAAGGTGTTGTCCGGCTCGAATCGGTGCGCGTAGACGTACTTCGTCTGGTTGAAGTTGTTCTCCATCCACCAGAACATTCTCCTGTTCTGGTCCCAGGTCACGGCACCAACGTTATCGATCTCCGGGTCAGCCGCGTAATCTGAGGCGTTGACGATGTCTTCGAGGTCGTTCGTGAGGTAGGCATCGCCCATCGTCTCCAGGGTGTAGCGATTCCCGGTGGCTCGGACCCACGTGCCTGCACCAGTAACGTCGTTGGTGCAGACCCACTGGTAATTGCGCTCTGACCCGTCCACAAACCGGATGATCGAGTTCGTGACCACGAACGGGCCATTCGTAAACCCGACTTCTCCATCCACGTACAGCTTGCCGTGTACAATACCCCCGTCCCAGGTCGATACGAGGCTGTCGCGGTGGTCCTTCGGCGAGATGTCCTGCGTTACGTTATCCTGTAGCAGCGTCAGCGTAGTGTCGCGATCACGGATCGTGGCATTTGTCTGCCCGTAGGCTGAGCCAACAACCAGCCACAGGGCGAGAGCGGTCATAAAAATACGGCTGGCCATTTGGTTCTCCTTACTGCTCCGCAGGCAAGACTCCGTTGTCGGTCAGGACCTCTTTCCAGTCATCGCCGGTCTGGAGGATGAATGATGCCTTGTCCACGCGGCCGGTGATCGCGTTGCGGCGTGCCTGTAACTTCGCCTTGTTTGCGTCCCACCACATCTGAAAATGCGCGTTGCTCAACCGTCGGGCACCGGTACGCCCGAGCCACTTCGCGCAGAAGTGCTTCGTGTAGAACACGGCGTAGTAGACAACCGTGTTCGTGTCAGCAGCGAGGCTCCCCTCCTGGTAGTACTTCCACGGGTCGTTGTCCAACGTCTCGCTCGTTTTGAGGAGCGAACGCAGGCCGGTCTTCAGCTTCGTTCGCGTCGCGGCGTCAAGGTCGTCCTTCTGGATGCCGACTACCACGTACTTCGGGAATGCCAGGACCGAGACCACTGCCAGAATCCAAATCAGGAATGCCATCTTCTTCATCGTCATCTCCTTAAAGACCGAACCCGCCGTCGGTATTTTCCTGGGCGAAGACTGCGGCGACCTCACCAGTAGTAAGCGCTCGGTTCCACAACTGCGGTCGAGCAAGCCACCCGTTCCATGCCAGATACCCATCGCCGCTATTAAAGTAACTGCTGAACGTCATCTTCGTCCACGCAGACGCACCGTTGGTGTCTGCGTTGATCCAGCTACCGTGGTTGCTGCCGCTCGTGACGGTCCAGGTGCTCTGCGTACCGTTGATGTAGGTCACGTAAGACGAGCCGTCCGCTGTGAACGCCAGGTGGTACCAGGTGTTCGTCGTGAGCGCATCTCCGGCAGGTGCCTGGATGGCGCAGTAGCTGGAGATGGTCCGGCAAGTGAGGTACGGGCGTGCCGCATTGATGCCGAAACCGAGGTGGCGGTCGCCGTCGCTCGTCGGAGGGGCCATGCCGAAAACATCGTGCTCCCCAACCCCGTCGTCAGTGCTGTATGCCCAGCAGGCAAACGTACCCTCAGACGAAGCCTTGATCGCGCCGTAATCGTTCGTCGTGGCCAGCAGATGATCGTTGTTGCCATCGAACTCGAAGGCGTTCCAGGCGATCCCGGCGTCGTTGCTGGACACGAACAACGGCTCCGCACTCGTGCCCTGGTTGATCGAAGCGTGATCCTCATACGGGCTTGTGTCAGCAGTCGTACCTGCGGTCGGGTTGTTCGTTGCGTCGAACGTGTACCGGCGCAGCACCTTCGTCCACCAGGGGTACGAGGCGCTGAGTGACGTAGCGTTCGTCCACGCACCTCCGGTTGCCGTGACAGACCAGTTGCTGCCGTTGAGAGCTACAATGTCGGCACCTGCCGCGTTCGTTGCGTCACTCGATGCCGGGGCACCGTCAGCCAACAGGCCCGCACCAGGAATGATGAGCGCGTCGGTAGATGCAGGAGTGATCTGCAACACCTGCTGGTAGGCCGTGTTACGGACTGAAATCGAACGGCCCGCTACAGCGTCCGGCAACTCGATCTCCGTGGCACCGTCGTAGGTGACATTGAACACCGTGCCGAAGGTATCGTTCGTCGTGGCGGTGATGCCTGCGGCTGGGATCGAACGAACCGTAAGCGTCGGGTCGTACGGCGTGATCCCGCTCACCTGGGACTGAAGTGCAGACGTGCTCGTGTTGAGAGTCGTCACATCAGTCGTCAGGTTATTCGTGGCGGTAGAGAGCGACGAGACATCCGACACAAGACCGTTCGTCGCGGCCGCGAGATTCCCGATCTCGTCGGCTACATTCGTCGTTCCTGTCAGGAGCGAGCCGATCGTCTTCTGGCCGGAGATCACCTGGGCAGTATCGAGCGTCACGAAGTTGTTCGTAGGGATCGTCGTCCCAACATCCGTGCGCTCGCCATTCACGTACACGCCAGCGAAGGCGGTGGACGCGGCAAGAAGCAGTCCAACTGTAAGAAAACGCATAGCTTTTCCCTTACTGAAGCGACTTCGCAAACGTCACGAAAGCCGTGTTCGTATCCGTGTTCTCGATAATCAACACACCGTTCTCGCAGACGGGGATCTTCCCGCCGTTTGACTCGAACAAGAACGTCACCATTGCCGCGTCATTGTCTGTAGACACGGTGTTCGTGTACGTGTGCTGGACCGCGCCGTTGGTGTAGATGTTCTCGACGGTGTACACGGTCGTCGTGTTCGCTGTGCCTGCAGGGAACGTGACCATGATGCTCTCGATCGAAACCTTGTACCCGCCACTGTTCGTCCAGGCTACAGTGCCATTCATCGGCGTCTTCCATACGGAATCCAGCGGCCCGGCAAGGCACAAGCTAGCCGCGCAGGCGATTGCGGCGATGATAACGAGCTTCTTCATGTTCTCTCCTTAGTGTTTGATGATGAAGTTCACGTAGACATTCTTCGGGCGAGTCTCGTTCGTGGTTGTAGAGGAGGCTGCACCCGGCGGGAAACTCATCTGCGTCGTCGTCTGCGTATCGTCTGCGCTCTGCCCTCTATGCTCAAGGTAGGTGTCTGTTCCATCGGACGACTGAGCGGTTGGGAACGTGTGATTGTGTGCCTGAACGCTGTCTACCTGACGGCTACCTACGTTATCGCCCGAGTTGCCATCGCCTGTGTTCTTGAGGCGGTCAGCAGCGTCAGGGTCGCGGCCCTGGCCGTTGTCCCATCCGCGCAAGAAGTAGCCGCGAAGATCAGGCACTCGGAACTTGCCTGCCGCAATGTTGAAGCCGAAGTTCGTGCCGATCGTGAAGTAGAGGTTTGAATATACACCGTTCGTTTCGTACCCGGTTCCGTCACAGAAAAGGAATCCGCTCGGCGCGTTACTCATCGAGCCCCATGGAAGGATCGTGCCCGCAGGCACGACATTCGTGTCGAACCCTGGCCAGGAATCCCGCGCTACACCACCAAGCGTGATGCTGTTGCTTACGGTGAGGTTCGAAGCGACGACGAGGCTATCCTGACACTCGGCATAGTAGAAGCTCTGCGTGGTACCCGTCTTGTAGACGATCGTCTGTGTGTTCGTAACGACCCGCAGGATCTCGGATGAGTCGGCGCTCTGGATTACACCAGTACCGCCTTTCGACTGGTCCCACAGCGGGTTCCAGTAATCCGCCTTGGGCGCGCCAGTAACGATTCCAGAGCCCTGGAATACCGTGAAGTATCCTGCATCGACTCCACCGTTCACTGTCACGGTGACGCCGTTCGAGATGTCAAAGTATGTGTCCGCAGCGAACACGAGGTGAAGGTTGGTGGGGAAGGTAACGCTCTTATCGACATCCCAGCGACCGCCATCGATGACGACGTACGAGAACCTGTCTCCCATCCTGTCCACAAAATTGGTCAGCGTTGTCCCGTTGAGACTGCTGCCATATTGCGCTGCGAACACACGGTAAAAACTACGCTTCACCGACTGCGAGTACACGAGCACCGCTGAACACATCAGGAAGATCGTGTATACGATTATGGCTTTCTTGAACATGTCTCCTCCTAAGAGCCGAGCGTGATGGCGTCGGTGATGTAAACGCGCCCGTCGACCTCGATGGCCAGATACCACGTGGTCGAAGAGCCCGTGTGAGTTATTGAGTGCGAGTATGCCCCAGACGAATCCGTGATGACCGTCCATTCAACGCTCGTGTCTCCGCCTGTTGGGACCGACAATGTGACATCGTTCGGGTTCGTGTTGTCGTCGATGAGCCACATCCGCAAAGAGGTGTACGTGAGGTTGTCCGGGTGATCGTTTACCTGGATGGATATCGTGGCCGTGTTACTCACCACGCTAGGTGTGCCAAGGGTTAGGTTCGGCAGCGCGGCCAGCTCAAGCAGCAGAGCCCTGGTGACCCACATCTCTACGCGGTCGCCGTCGCAGAAGGTGTTGGCAATAGTGCCATCGGCTGCTCGCTCGATCGTCGCGACCTTGGTCGTTGCGTCGAACGCTGTCACCTTCACGATCTCCTTCGTGGCGTCCGTTGCTCGGACCAACACGAGGTAGAAGTAGTCGTCGTTCGTGATCGTTGGCCATCCGGACACGCTTGAGACCGTCATCGTGAGGTCAGTGTCCGTGATGTCTCCATCCAGCGTCGTCCGGATGTAGTTTGCAGGCAACGGTGCGTACATGATCGAGTCTCCTATCCGATGTCAAAGCCGGAGTCGTATCCGCTGTCGTAGGCACCACCAGGGGTGTATGCCCCGCCGTGTAGCGGGTAGTCACCGATAACTGGACTGAATGCCGCGACGTCAGTCGTCTTCGAGTCATCCTGAAACACGATGAAAGCGCGGTTGATTCTAAACTGGTCGGCCGACACTGACGCAGTGAGCTTCGTCCCCTGGCTGATCTTCTGGCAATGGCTACTGCCGGAGGAACTCGTCGAACAACTACCGGTGTTGCACGTACTGCTCATGATGCTTCCGCAAACTGCTCGTAGACCCGAAAAGACTGTTTATCCAGAACCGTCTGTGCTCCCGATGAGAACGTGATGATTATCTGCCCCTCGTAACGACCCGGGGTCAGGTCCTCCAGGCCGTCAGATGGCCAGGAGAGCCGCACGTAGCCGGTCTCGCCTTCGTCGACCTTCGTCATGGCCTGCTCGAAGAGCGTCGTTGCAGAGCCTTTCATGCGAAAGCGGAACGCCAGGGTGGTGTTGCTCCCGGACACATCGACGGGCTCATCGTTCGAATCGTTCTTCAGTTGAAAGATAACGTCAGGGAGTGTGTCGTTCGCTACGACGCGGATAAGTGAACTCATAGAAGCCAACTCTCCCCTTGGGCATCGGTCTCGGCACCAACACCCTGATTGCTGTAGAAGAAGATCGCATCGGCCAGGAGTCGCCTGTACTCCCCCTTGTAATAGCCTGCGAGCTGCGGGTTGTAGAAAGCCTTGCTTGGCATCGAGAGGAGCTTCATGGCCGTCCCTGCGGCCCAGCACTCGTACCAGCGGTTGAAGAAGTGAGTCGGGATGTAGACCGCGCAGGGCGATGGGACGATAACGAGGTCCATCGTGAGCCCATCCGCCTCATCCTCGCTGGGCTCGACGGCAAGCTTAATCATCGGCCCGTCATCGCCATCGAAGAGAGAGTAGTCCTCCCCAGCCGTCATCAAGGAATCCTTGTACTTGCAGGTGCCGTCCTTGATCGTCTCCACCCTCGTGCAAGCGATATCCACGTGAGTCGTGTCGTAGTCCAGGTCGTAATCGACCACGTCTTCGATCAGGCCAATCGTATCGGCCTCAATCGTCCAGCCCTCTGTCCTTCGGAAGAACTCGATGATAATGTTACGCGCTTCCTGGAGCATCAGCGGCTTGGGAGCGCCAGGAACGATCGTGACGACATGCGGCAGGAGGCATGATTCGATTTCAGTTTTCGCCATCTGACTCTCCTACAGCGCTACACGGTCATTGAACTCCCGGAGATGCTGCTTGGATAGATCCATGTTGTCCACGTCCTCGGCATCCTCGCCAAGAGCGCGCCAGCAGACGTAACTGCACAACGCGGCGCGGTACTCCGTACGCATTGAAATCGTTGAGTTGGTGGCCGTTGCCTCGTCCGGCGCGTCGATCACCACTGAGGTAAGGTGGAAGGCGTCCGGGGCCAGACGCCATATCTCCTGGAGGCCATCGCTGATGTACCGGAGGAGTCGCGTATCGCCCCAGCGATACTCCTCTACGGTGTCGGAGATCAGGTCTCTCACTCGACTGATGATGTCCGCTGCTGTCATCGCTGGCCTCTCCAGTCCCTATTCCCCGCTGTAGACGGGCTGGGACTCCCTCATCCCGGTCTCAATCTCTTCGCTCTGCTTCAGAGCGTCGTAGATATGCCTGCGGATGGTTTCAGTCTTCCACTTGTCACCGACGTGAATCTTCAGCTCGTCGGCCTTCTGGATAAGCTCGTCGCGGAGCATGTCCTTGATCTCGGTCGGGGCGGGCGCGTTCAGCTTAGTCTCTACAGCCTTTGCGGCCCGGATCTGGCCGTCGCGCTTCTGCGCTTCGACGCAAGCGTCCCGCTCTTCCTGAGAGATCGGGATCATGTCCGGGCGCTGAGCCTGGATTGGGGTCCACTGGAGAACCACGTTGGTGCCGCGCCTGCGCAGATACGATTCGGTCATGTCGCTTCCTCTTTCGTGTTGTGTCCCCCGGGGCGGAGTAAACCACCCCGGGGCACTTTGTCGTCAAAGCCCGACTACACGTTGTTGGACGCGCCGGTCGGGTCGTAGTACAGAACGTGGACGACGATCTTCGCCGTGTCCGCGTCGTTCTTCGGGGTCAGCGTCAGGATGGACGCAGCCGTATAAAGGCTGTGAACAGTTGTGGTCGCGGTCGTACCGTCGCCACCGTCACCCATCAGCCACGCGGCGCTGTTGCCGTTCGCGCCGTCGATGTAGTCGTCCGCAGCACTCGCGGCATCACCAACGTCGAACGTCAGCGTGCCACCCTCTGCGGTGACCACCTGAGCGGTGACTGCCTCGATGTAGCAGCCAGCCGGAATCGTCCACAGGTTCACGGTATCGTCAGCAACGACAGTCTCTTTCGAGAAGTCGACGACGATCTGCGCGACCTTGCGGTTTGCCTGGGCTGCGAGGAGCCCGCCAGCCTTCTTGAAGGTATTCGTCGATCCCATGGTATCCTTTTCCTTTCCGCGTCAGGGGGCCTTGCGGCCCCCGTCAGCAATCATCTTCTAGCCCTGGTAAGCGTACAGCCAACCGAGCGCCTCCGGCTTGACGACCTTGTAACCGTAGACCTGGAGGCCACGGTACAGCGTGCCGAACCCGTTCGGGTTGCGGAGCGACTCGTTCTTCGTGAGCTGGCTCGCGAACGTGAGCGCGTGGTTCGTGCCGAAGATGCAGTTCGCAACTTCGTTCGCGCCATCGGTCGTGTTCGTGAGGTTGTTGCTCATGTAGATCGTGAAGCGGTCGATCATGCCGACGCGACCGTTCCGGATCACGCTGGTGCCGTCACCGGCCAGCGAAGCATCCTTGAGGTCGGACTTCTTAATCATCGCGCACGCCCACGCAGGAAGCACGATCCAGCGTCCCATCTCGGGGACGTTCTGCTCGTCGAGAACCTGACCACAGTCAACGATCTTTTCGAGGATGTTGGCCTTGGTCAGCGCCAGCGGCGTACCGCTCACGCCCAGGTTGATGTTCGAGCTGATCGCGCCAGCCGTCGCGCCCTGGTTGCTAGCATTCGCGGAGCTGTAGATGTCACCGAGGATACCGGTGTCGATCGTGATGGCGAGCTGCTCGGCAGCATCGCCCGTCCACTGTTCGACGTAGTCCTTGATGTCGGTCTGCTTCTGGTCGACGTCATCGTCGACGAAGGCCCAGTACTTGCCCTTGTCGATGAGCAGATTCGTCGCGGTCGACGTCGGCTGCTCGTTGACGAGCGTCTGGCCCTTGCGGTAATCACGAATCGTGATGTCGGGAAGCGTGCGGATCTTGACTTCCTGACCCATCTTCGAGATCTGACCCTCGTAGTCGGTGTTGGAGATCGCGCCGAAAACCGTTCTCGCGTAGAACTTGATGAGCAGTTTCGGAGCGTACAGGGTCGGATGATAAATCATCGTGGTCGACCCAATGTCCCTGAATCCAGGTGCGGTCGGATATGCCATTTTCTTCTCCTCCAGCCCCGACTATCAGGCGGTTACGAGATTCCCTCGATGCGCCCTTCCATCGCGGCTTCTGTTAGTTCTTGTTCAATTCGAGACGCTTCCTTCACCCGCCCCTGCACGTTGTACTTGATCGCCTTCTGCGTCAGCCTGTTGGCCTCAGCGGCGGTGTAGTACTTCTTGCTCGCGTTCCTGGCCTCCGCAGAGCGGGGCGTAGGACGAGAGGGTGGAGATACGGTCTCGGGAGCTTTAGGCGCAGCGCCATTCAGCTTCAGGTAGGTCCTGAAGAATTCTGCAACCCTATCGACGTCACCTTCGCGGTAGGCTTGCTGTGCGATTTCGCCACGTGTAACAGCGGAACCATCGTCCTTGCCCATGAGCCACTCCATGAAGTCGGGATCAGGCTCGATGCCTCGGGATGGATCACCATTCAGCTTGATCGCACCCGGGCACTGAATCTCGACCTTGGAGAAGAACAGCTCGCTCTTCAGCGAGTTGAGCTTGGCGTTGATCGTCTCCTGCTGTTCGGTTACGGGCTTCAGCTTGTCCTCAATCACTCCCTCGGTAATCCGCCCCTGGAGGCCAACCGAGTCCTCATCGACGCTCTGACGTTCCTCTTCCGTCAGGTGTCGGAGATACGGCGGTACGGCATTCGCCGCTTCGCGTTCCTCTTTCTCCTGCATGAGGCCCTCGATCTTGGATGTCAGGCGAGTGATCTGTTCGGTCTGCTGTCGCACAGTTGCCGACAGACGCGGCACCTCGGCGTTGTACTTGCCCTGGAGAACACTCCAGCGCTGCTTGTACGTCTCCGAGTTCTCATCCTCCGAGTGAGGCTGATGCGCGTCCTGCTCCGGTTCATGGCCGTAGTGCTGGTCAGCCTGGGGCTCATTGGCCTCGGTGTTGACATTCCCGCTCTCTATATCATCGAGAATACGGTCAGCTTCTCTTCCGGCTTCTACCAGTGCTTGTGGCAGCTTCGTCATTCGTTTTTCCTTTCGTGAGCCCTTCAGGGTCTTCACAGGCGCGGAGCCCGTAATGGTGTTCCGCTACAAGTCTTCGAGAAAATCCTCAGGCCGCTCCAGGTACTCAACGAGATCAGCGTGAGTCAAAGCCATGCCCTGTCCTCGGTATATGGCTGTACCTTCGAGCTGGTCGTTTTTCACCCTCTGCTCCTGAAGACTGTCTTTCACCCATCGCCGGATGTTTTCGAAACGAGGGTCACCCGACAGACCCAATATCGACTCCAGAACTTTTTTGTCTGGTGATTTCAAGCGTTCTACCTGTTGCTGAGCCCGATGATGAGGAGCCGGGGGCTTCATGCCGGGCTCCTCTAAATCCTTACTTCACGCCGATGGCAATCCAATTGCACGTCAGGCCGTTCGCCACGTTCGTGCAAACAAAACCGGTCGTGCCCGCGCCGGCTGCATAAGCGTTCGTCCCGCCCGTAGCACCAAGTTCATCGACCAGAACAATGGGGGTGCCGCTCGCAAAAGCGGTACCGAACGTGACCGCCTCGTCGGCCGTAGCCGTGCCGGTCTCGACACGCCAGGGCGTGTTGGACTCGGACAGGAGCATCGCGAACCCGTCGACACTCACCGTGTCGCCACTCGCCAGAGCCAGGCCGCTCGAACTGAACGTACCAACCGTAGTCTCCGTGCCAGCAACCGGTACCGCGATAGCGACCGTTGCATCCTCGGTCCCGTCCGTAACGTCCGTGGCCGTGACCGTGATCTTGCCGTAGGTGACGTTCGTAGTCGTGGCGTCGTCCGCTGCCTGGAAGTCCAGGATGAACGTCTGGTTGTCGGCCATGTTGTTCGTAAGGTTGTCCGACTCGAACACGATGCTCAGAAGATTCGAGGCACCCGTAACAACAGTGTCCTCGATGAACTTCAGGATCTTGGCCGTGTCGTTGTCCTGCACCATGCCGTTCGCCATCGTGATGTCGCCACCGATGGTCAGGCCACCGGTCTGCGTCACATCGCCAACCTGCGTCAGCGTGCCGTTGTTGACAATGCTCGACTCGATAGTCAACTCGCCAACACTGAACTGCTCGCGGTCGTTACCGAACGCGCACGTCGCAATGAGGCCCACCAGGGCCATCGCTACCCATTTCTTCATATCCTTCTCCTGCTGGTTCGTTTGTTATTCCGGCCCCATCGGAGGACCTTGTGGAGGAGCCTCCATGGGTCCACCTTGAGCGGCACCCGCTGCCTGAGCTTCCTCAGCGGCCTGCTGCTTCATTCTCGCTTCTTCTCGTGCGTCCAGCTCCTCTTCCGACGGGATTATTCCTTCCCGAACGTCTTGCGCCCTGAAGATTTCGCGCAGCAGTTCGGCGCGGCCCTTGATACCCATGATCTGCATGTCGACCGGGTTCTGGGTCGCGGCGAGGAGTTCCTGTCGTCGAGCAGCCACCTGCTCCTTGATGATTAGGTGCAGCACACCCAGAGGACGAATGCGCACATCACCCTTTATCGTCTCGTCAGATGAGTGATCCATGTTGTACTCGAACTGGCGCATCACTACTTCGCTGACAACTTCTTCGTAGATACGCGCAATCACCTTCCGGATGCCTCTGGCCGCAGAGTTCATGAGCATGGATAGCCCACCCATCGTACGGCCAGCACCAGCAACACGCTCGTTGCCATAGGCATACGCGGGGATTCCGGTGATGTCGTCCGACAGGCGGATGAACTGATCCAGAATCCTCAGAAGCTCAGGTGCGCGTGACTCGACATTGAAAAACGTCATCGGGGCTCCACCGCCCGGGGCTCCGGCATTGTTGAACTGCCAAATCTTGAGGGGGTGGATGGCGGTAACCTTCTTCTGGTTAGGGGGCAGCTTCGTGATGTCGTGGATAGCGGCCTGCGGCCCAGCGGCCAGACCCATATTCACCACCAGGGACCGCACAGCAGCGTTGATAATCTGCTGCGTGTCTTCCATGAGCTGCGGGATACCCTTGCCCCAGAACCCGCCCGGCACGATAGCGTAGCAGGACTTGGAGTACGGCCTCCGGTCCATCTCGTCCGGATTCGGACGTGCCATGATGAGCGTCTCAGCGCACGTGATGAGGTTGACCTCGTACTCGCCAAGAGGCTCGATGCCGGAGAAGCCCAGGCTCTCAAGGGCCCGGCCCTGGCCGTCGGCCCAATCCATAAGCAGAGCGCCCTGCACGCTACCCCAGAAGTTGAGACCTTCGAGCGACTGGTCGCTCTTGTGCTGGTCCTGGGTGTTCTCTCTGCGCTGCTGGAGCCTCTTGCGCTCCTCGTTGTACTCGTACCCCGTCTCGATCTCGTATCCGGTCATCCCGAAGGTCTGCAGGACTACGTCGATCGCCTCGGAATCGTATCCGGGCTCCTTCTTCAACCTGACCAAGTCTGCACGGCTGAGCCGGATCTTCTCGATGAAGAAGCTGCCGTCCTGGCAGGTCGTCGAGTCAGACGATGGGTAAGCATCAAACGGGCTGATGCACTCGTATTCAGGGCTCAGGTCGTGCGTAATCTGCCGCTTCCACCGCCCCGTCTTCTCGTTCTTGACCCACTTGTAGGTCTTCCTGCGCCGCACGATCGGCCCCTTGAGAATGCCGACGTGGAAGGTGCAGAGGTCGCTGATGAATTCGTTGAAAGCCTTGGTGAAGTTCCCCTCGACGAACTGGTCCTTGATTTTGACCTGCATCCGCTTCGCCGCGTCATCGGCGTGCTTCTTCATGTCCGTCAGGGTGTCGTCCCGTAGCTGCCCGGCGCGCATGGCTATCTCGGATGGGTCGATAGGCGTGCCCATCCTCTGGCGCTCTTCCAGCCACTCCATGAGCGTCTTCTGGACGATTTGCTGCGTCACGTCCTCAGGCAGGTCCGGTATAGGCGTGCCCTCCAACCCCCAGGTTTTCTCCTCGGGTGAAGAGAGGATGTCGGAGATCCACGCCTCTGCGGCTCTGCACTTGGTCTCGGTGACCTTCAAGAAGATCGGCTGGATGCCCTTCTTCTCGATTTTGGCCTTTTTCTCGGCGTCGTAGTAGCCGTCCCGCTGCCGTTGGAACTGCAGCATCTCGTACTGGACGGTCTGCTTCGCCTCGCTGGCCTGTAGGTACGACTCATGCACGAAGGCAGAAAGCATGGATTTCCAGGGAGAGCCCTGCTCGGCTACTTCCTCCTGGATCGCGGCCTCTTCCTGCTGAGAAAGCTGTTCAGCAGTCGAGTATTGGATCAGTCCGTGGGTTCCGCGTGTCTGCGTGAACTGCCCACCGTTCATAAGCTCGGACCTCGCTTGTAGGCACACCGGGTGCCGCGCAGGATTCCCGAGCTTGAAATCCACCATAGAAGGTATCAAATAACGTCAACGCTGTCAAGCAACCGTCAAGCAAAGTGGAAAATAACGCTAAAGCATGACGCCGTGACACCACTTTTTCCCCCTTATGAACACAAAAGGTATAGGGAATATAGAAAGAGAGAGTGTTCTCTTCTGACAAAGGCAGAAACTTGCCGTCACGCCGTCATGGATGTTCCACGTGGAACATCAAAACCAAGCGTCAACGACGTCGGCGTCTGGCTCGACATCGAAGGCGTGCTGCCCGCCGTATCCGGTGCCGATTGTGTTTTCGCTCTCGTGGCCACCGCGAGCAGCCAGGGCAGCGTACTGGAGCGCGTCGTGCGCGTGTGAGAAGATGTTCTTGTCTGGCACCATGGCGTAGCGGGTGGCTCCCGGGACGTTCATTTTGCGCAGGCAGTACTTGCCCATGAATCCGCCCCTCAGCATCCGGCATTCCGGCGAGAGGGCGAATCCGGGCCGTCCGTCGAGATCGCTCACCATGAGGAAGCTGGCAACCGCGTCACGCCGCTTCTTGAACTTGTTCGTGGAGGCAGGGATGATCGGGAGCCCCTCCTCCTTGACAATGCGCATGGCGGTCATCTCGTCGGTTTCTACGCGCTGAGAGCCAGCAGGATCGCCCACAGACATCAGGTGCATTCCTGGGTACCGGTTGCGCATGAACGGGACAACCATGTTGCGGACGAACCTGCGCACGCCCATATCCTCTGAAATCAGCTCATGTAGCACAACGAACTGCCCAGTAGAGGTGAGCTGGCAGACTACGCAAGCCGGGTTCAGGCCGAAGTCCCACCCGAGAATTAACGGCAATCCGTAGAGAGGGGTGGGGGGATTCTCAAGTGCGTGCTTCCCGTCGTTGTACTCCGGATAAATTGGCTTTCCGGCCTGGATTACGCCGTATTCGCCCTGGATGAAGACCTTGATCCACTCGCGGTCCTTGCCGGGGATCTGCCGCATGTAGTAGTCGAAACCGCTGTTGTGGTTGACGATATTTTCCGCAGCGGGGATTCCAGGGACCTGTCCGGCATTCGGGACGTAGATCGGCTCCGTCTCGTCATCATGCTCCGGATTCATGAGGATCAGGCCCGGAGGCTGCTTGAAGAATATCATCTCCCTCGGCCGCTTCTCCTCGGCGATCTCGTACCACCAGGAGTCAGTGTCTGGAGGGTTCGTATCCATGATGACACCCGTCCAGGTCGTCCCGCCGAGCTTCTTGGAGGGGTAGCGGTCGACGCGGCCAGTCAGCATGTCGAAAACAGACTTCGGTATTTCGCACGCTTCGTTGATCCATCCGCCGGTCAATTCAAGCGATTTGAGCTTCCTGACGTCCTCATCTCGGTCGCAGGCCAGGAAGATGACCTCCATGTCCAGCGCCGTGCCGTCGCCGATGTCCGGGATCTTCATGCGCCCCGTGATCGGGGAGCCCCGGGTAATTGGGCAGATCTTGCGACCACATCCGTCCTGCTCGGGAACCCACTCAGTCCAGGTCTTGATCGTCGTGCTCAAGAGTTCTGGATACGTGTTTCGGATGATCGCCCAACGACTCCTGCGGACTCCCCGAAACGGCTTTTGCCGTAGGGCACGCATGTATATCTCGACACAACAAGCACTCGACTTGCCGCTCCCGATAGGCCCCATAATGCCCCGCACGAAATGCTGGGAAGCATGGAACAGCTTCGGGGTGGCCTCAGGCGTGTACTTGATGTATTCGGTTTCCGGCATCTAGAACTGACGCTCCTTCTTCTTGATCTTGGCCACGGCTTTGTTGACGTGTCCTATCTGCCGCTTTGCCTTGCTGACATTCCGGTGACCACCGCCATCTAGCGGCTTGCTGTTGGAATTCAGCGAGACCTCGCCCGTAGTTGAATCGACCACCCGCCATAGAGCCCCTACCTTCCGGACCTGCACGAACACGTCGTCCGGAATATCTGCTTCTGCGTCGTAGAGATCGTAATCTTCAACCATCACTCACCCTCCACAAACTCAAGGGTTCCGGAGTTATACGCTCGTTTTATCCGGCGGAAGAAGTTCTGGAACGTCTGCCCCGGGACCTTCTGGCGCTGCGGCATCGCGTTCCATGTTCGCAGTGCGATTGTCCGCAACCATTTTGCGCGCTTGCTGTTCATTCGGTGCCTCTCCTGTGCAATGTGTCGAATCGATAAAGACCGGAGCGCCCGGCCCCATATATCGAGCGCCACGCGCTATATTGTACTCGAACCATTCGATCGCCTCGGGGAGGTTTAGCCCTTGCGTCATCAGCTTATTTAGTATCTTGGTCTCGTCATAGACTACGACCGGCTGATCGACATCGTGCATGACTCCTACGATAGCTTTGTCGTACCCGTAGCGCGCCTCCCCTTCCGCCCCGAACACGTCCAGGAACATCAGTTCGACGCCGTACCAGTCCGCCAGTCTGTCTCTCCAGGACTGATTCATTCCTTGGTCTCCTCGGGAAAATCGCTCTTCTCAGCGGCGGGAGCGGGCTTCTTCGCGGCCTTCTTGCGGCGCGGGCGCTTCTTCTCTGCATTTCGGTTCTCCGCAATTCGGGAGAGGGAGCGCATCATGACGTCACCCACCGCGAGGATCGCCGCAGGAGCGAGCTTCCCTGGCCCCAGGACGGTCGAATAGTGGTGCATCGTCGCCAGGAGCATCATGTTCAGCTCGTCGAGCTTCTGATCCTTCTCAACCACTGGCTGCGAGAACACCACGAGTCGGCTGAACTTGTCTTCGCCGCGACCCTTGTTGTCGACCTCAATCTCGTGCTCCCGGTCCATATCGAAGCCGTGGTGCGCGAGGAACCCCTGGACCTCGTCGTTCGAGTCCACGTCCTCGATCTCCACCGCCAGGAACACCCGACCGTCAGCCTGCCACCTGTTCGTCGCTTTCATTGAACTCCCTTCTTATGTCTACCGCTACCCCAGCGGGTGACGCCACGGACAACGAGTCCATGCCGCACTCTTCCGTAACCGCAAGAAGCCTCTCTGCATCTTGCGAAATTCGTCGTACGAGCTTCGAGATGACCGGACGGTACTGACTCGGCACCTGCTCCGGAGAGACCTCATCATGCGGGTCTACTCCGTCGTGCTTCATGAGCATGTACCTGGAGTCGTAGTAGCCCAGCTCGTACGCTACACAGGCTGGCACGTCGCAAGAGAAGTGGTCTGACGCCTGCCTCTCCATCACCTGGGCGACGTGGAGAACCTCAGGCCACAGCTTCCGCCCTGTCAGCAGCCTCTCGTCAATCATCGTTTCCATGGTCAATACTCGAACAGTATGCCGGTCTTCCCGTGCCACGTGATTGGACGCTTCGGTTTACCTTTCCAGATCGTTGTCCCGCTGACCTCATCCTTGTGGATCAGCGCATGATTTCCGGCGTGCGAGCGGCACCTGCGTGCCGCCGCACTCCAGGTGTGAACTTGGCCATCGACGGCAATATGGCCAGAACGGATACGAATCCCATCGTACGGTTCTTCCTCTTCTTCGACCGGTGGTGCCGGGGGAGCCTCAGTGACGGGGCAGGCTGGAACCCCGTCGGGAGGAGTGCTTGCTGGGGTAGCGTTCTCCCCCGGCGCGACCGATTCCACGATCTCGGGTATATCCGGGAGCGTGGTTGATCTACATCCGATTACGAGTGAGATCAAGAAGACGAGCGCCGTGCTTTTCATACATCACCTTGTGGTCGTTGCAGCAGAAGGTCTCTTTCGCTTCTGCACACCATCCATCCGGCAAACCTACCTTCCCTGCAGGCTTGCAGGTCGTGGTGCCGCAAAAAGAGCAGTGGAACCAGTCGAAATCCCCATATAGGACCCTGAGAGTTCGTAGCCGCAGGTACAGTCGTACGCCCATAATGATCGCCGCAAGTGCCAATATCGTTAGGACTGTCAGGATCGGCTTCATGATGCGCGCTTCGCTTTAGAGTATCCACAGGCAGGACACTCCCCCTTTTCGACTGATTCCATTGCCCAAGCTGTTTTGTTCTTCTTCGCGATCTCGCTGAGAAGGCCGGTAGCCTTGTCGGCGTACAACCAGACCCAGCCGCAAGAGGAGCATCGGAAGCCCTTGTCTCGCGGTGGGTCTGGGATACAGATCACGTGTTACCTCGCCATCTGTCCGGGTCCGTACTGGTTGCCTGCGCCACCGGGGCCGTAGGCCATGTTGGGGCGCTTCTTGGTGGCACTGGACGAGCCGTAAGTCATGGGGCACTTGCAGCGGTGAGCTTCGTGGTTGGTGCGGCCAACCTTGTAGCACTGGGAGTGGGAGGATTTCCCCCCCGTACCGCCGTGGCTGCTCTTCTGGTCGTACTGCTTCATCTCTCTGGTCTCCTTTGCCCTGGTGGGCGGTTACATGATGCTGTCGGGGTCGGAGGGGCTTCTGGTGCCCATGATGAGGGACTCGTAGTCTTCGCCGAACTTGTCCTTCATGAGTTCGTCGGTGCGGGCATCGATGAGGTCGTCCGAGACGCCGAACTTGGAGAGTTGGCCACGGATGTTGTCCCTGGCCTCCTGGATTTCATCCATTGCTTGGCCCTGGCGACGTTCGAACTGCTCCCTGCCACGGTAGAGGCCGTAGAGTGCCTTGATGATACCGCCTCGACCTTCGGGCGTCCGAGTGCGCAGGAGGTCCTCGTAGGACGGCCCTTTGCCCTTTCCGGGTTTATAGAACCGGTTGTCGGTTGGGGCAGTCGGAGTCGGAGCCCACCCATCTTCCCCGATACGGCTGAATATATTGCCCTCCCCCGGCTGAGTCAGCGGGCCTTTTCTCCCTTTATCCGACCCGATCCCGCTGTCGGGCATGGGCTGACGCGGCTCCTCGGGTTCGGTATCCCAGTGTCCGATATCGCCCTCATCAAGCGGTCCTCGGCCGAGTTCCTTGCGTTTCTGGTCGCGTTTCGCTGCTCCCGACGGGGGCATACGGCGATCGAGGGGATGTTGCCCACCCCTGACCTTATTCTGCATCGCCATACCCATCCCTACCATGGAGGCTCCGCCGATGATCCTCTTGAGGATCTTGTTACGTGAGGTTCCCATTTCTTCCTCTCCTTTCGCAGAGCCGGGAGCAGAACGTCTCGCCAGTGCTGTGGTTCTTCCTCCAACTGCCGGGCATCGTCTGTCGCATTTTACTACAACAAACGAGCACCCAGCAGGCTGCGCACTGGTACCAGACGTTTTGGTTCTCGTCCGTCACGGCTCTACCTTCCTGGTCTCCTGAGTGCCGGGCCACTGAATCCGACCATTTCCTGCTTCATCGCGGTCTTGCGGCCGGGCTTGACCTTGACAGCTTTGCCAACCATGGCGACCTTCTTGCCGGGCTTGGGCTTCTTGACCTTGACCGGCTTGCCGACCATCTTCGTGGCTTTCCCAACACCCTTCCCCATCTTGCTGGGGCCGACCTTGCGGCCACCAGTTGCTTTCGAGGGGCGGGCAGGCTTGCTCGGGCGATACGGTCGCGGGGTCCTGGGCATGTCTCTCTCCTGGTTACGGGTCCTATTCCATTTCCACCTTCGGTACGAACATCCACCGGCTCGTCGCGTCGTCCCACTGCTGAAGCAGGTACCTGCCGTCAACCTTCACAAAACGAAGACTCGACTCGTGGTTCGCAGGAGCGTCGTGCTTCTTCTCCAACACTCCCAACCGAGAAAGGATCTGGTTGTTGACGTACGACATACTGTGGCCAAGGTTGTTCCGAGCCTTCTCCGCACCAGCGATATCCTTCTCCATCGTCTCAAAACTACGCTCCAACTCCTCGATCCGTGTCAGGACCGCATCGAACTCCACCACCGTTGCCCCGCTCGACTTCTCGCACCGAATATCGAGGCAGTTCAACTTGTCCTGCAGCCTGTTGATGTTGTTCCCGTCCTTCATCAGCAGGTCCATGTGCAGCTCCTGGCGCTCCTTCATCTCCTCCACAGTATCCTGTAGATCAGATGCACGCTCGAGCTTACGCACCGACTCGCGTGCTTCACGCGCAATCGCTTCAGCACGGTCATACCGGACCTTCACAAGCTTCTTCAGCTCGTCCAGACCCGCCCGCGCTTCTCTCTCACGCTTCTCCAATCCATCAAGCCGCTTGCTGTGGCAAGAGGTGATGAACTTGCTACTCGAATGGTTGTTCTCGCTCGTGAGCGCCTTCTGCTCAAGCACACCCACCCGCCCCCGCAGCGAGTCATCAACGTACGGCTTCCACGCCGCATACAACTCCGGGCCCATCACGCACCTGTCACTCGGCACATCTTGCCCCACCTCCACCACGCACGGCCCAAATTCACCGCAATTACTGCAAATACACTTCATTCCACCAACCCCCTCGCTGCCCTCAGCAGCCTCGTAGCCATCCAGCAACCAACCCCCTGCTTCTCCTCAACCCACTCCGGCCTCACTCCCTCCCCCACACGCACAGGGCACACCTCAGGCTCGCTCTCGTGCATCACCACGCAGCTACCGTACCCATGCGCCTTCTTCACCCCAGCCTCATCCGAGCATTTCGTGCAGTGCCACTCCCTCATTCCGCCATCCTCAATCCCAGCTCCCTCAAACACCCAGCACTACACACGTGCCACCCATCACCAGGACTCTTCGGCGATGAAACCACGTACCAGTCATCCGGTAACATCGCGTTGTACAACGCATCCAGCCCAGCCTCAGCCGTCACCCCACACACATCGCAATCAACCACCCTCCGAAAACTCATTCACCAACTCCTTGGCTTTCTTTTTCGCATTTCTGAGACCTAAGGGGGTTCTCAGCACATTTCATAATTTTTCGCATAAGGGAGAAAAATACTGGCGTGTCGAGCGCGGGGGACCCCGATATGAAGTTTGACCCCGGCGAGCGCAAAAAATGGTCCCGCCCCCCCCCGCCCTGCGGGCCGTGCTCTGGAGTGAAAAGAGCGACCTGCGGGGAAAAAGCGAAGCAAGCGAATGAACCGAGTGGAGTCACGAGCTGCCCCCGTCCTGCTGTGCGTCGGGAGGACCGAGCTGGTTCGGTGCGTGGCCGGGTGCGGGTGCATCGGGCAGCGGGTCGCACAACGAGGTGTCAATCTGAAAGACCACGCCTACGTGCTTGTGTGCGTGTTGGTGTTGGACCTTGTCCGAGAACTCAGCAGGGCGCTTTGCGGCCAGCAGACGCTCTAGGAGGCGGTCGGAATAGCGTCGGGTGTAGGCAACGACCTTGCCTTGCGACACAACAGGCTCCTCGACTCCATCAACGGCCCTGCGTCGAGCTTCGGATTCAAGTCGGTCTGCGGCCAGTTCTAAGCACGCGGCACGGGCAGCGGCGAAGTCGGGGACACGCTCCTTCCAGTGCTGCGGCGTATTGGCCGAGACCCCCGCAGCGAGGCAGGCATCGCGGTGGATACCGGTCTTCGCCAGGGCGGTGAGATAAGCCCGCATACGGCGCACACGCGGGATTCCACCCATGGGCAATATCCGGTCATCCGGCCCGACTTTCGACCGAGGCGCAATACCGCCGGTGCGGTGGGATGGCGCTTGTCCATGCAGGAGGTCAAAGCGTGAAATGGTTGCTTCAATGGCGCGGTCGTCGAGGGTGTCATTGGGCAGGCCGGGCGGTGGTTCGGGGGCGTGTTTGTAGGAGGTGCTCATGGTTTACGGCGCTTGCGTGTAGCTCGTAGGCGCGATTGTGAAAGGGCATCGTGAAGCGCTTGTGCGTGCTCTATGACGGCAGCGGCTGCTTCTGTTGGACGGGAATAACCGAGGGGTGCAACGAGGGTTGCAGCGGCGTTAAGCAGACGCTCTTGGTATCTTACAGTAGGCATATCAACCCCCCCCCGTAGGTACCCCCCAACTATAGCGATTTTGGGGTATTGAGTCAAGGCCGTAGTTCGGGAGTGAAAACGGGTGTTGACATACGTAAGGGGGTAAGGTAGCGTAGTGATGTTGGTCGGGTGGTCTGGCCGACGCACACAAGGAGCCAAGGAGATGGACGTTGACTACGAGGTGGAGAAGCACTTCCGCCCCGAGGCGGTCGCACTGCGGCGCAAGCTGGCGGTGTTCGTCGAGGAGAATCGGGTCGCAACGGGACTGCCCCCGAGGGGACTCGACGCGTACGAGATGAGCAAGGACGAGCTGCGGCACCACCTTAGCGTGCTGGCAACGCGGTGGGGGATCTAAACACACCAAGAGGGGGGCGCAAGCCCCCCCGCACACACAAGGGAGACGAGCAATGACAAGAGACGAGATAGACACACTGCGGGACGAAATCGAGACGGCGCAGGGGACGTTGGAAGACCACTACGCGGAAGTCTGCCGCAAGGTGGTGCACGGGGCGAACGAAAGCAACTCCTTTCTACTCTGCACAGCGGGGCTTAGCTTGTACGCTGCAAAGCAGGGTCTTGGGCTGGCCTACACGGCGATGTCATACGCCACGAACCATTGCGAAAGCGAGGAGCGTGACGAGCTGCAAAGCGCGCTTGATGACTGGGAATACATCGACTGCCCGAGCTGCGGCGGGGACGCGATCTACGACTGTATCGCGTCGCTTGTCTGGGATTTCGAGGACAAGCTTGAAGAGATTAAACAGGCGCTGCGGGACGCGGTCGAGGAGCATGAGGGCGAGTACATCGGTATGAGTGACCGGGAGCTGGTCGAGGCGCACTCCGAGGAGTGGGCCGCAGTGGTTGCGCGCCTGCGGCAGGAGCACAAGGAGCGGGCCGAGGCGAAAGCGAAGGCCGAGCGTGAGCGGGTCGAAGCCGAAGCGGGGCTGTAAGGCCCCCTAAAACCCCCGAGGAGCTGACCCTATGAAAGACACACCTAAGACCAAGAACGACGTACACACGGCAACCTGCCCTGCTTGCTGGTTGCCGAGGTCGGTATGCGACTGCCTGACCGAGGAGGACCGACACCCCGAGGAGCTGCCGGTTGCGGTGGACGGCGCAGACCCGCAAGCGCTTGCCTGCCTGCGGGCGTGCGAGCGGACGGGCGCGGTTGTCGAACTGTTCGTTCGGTGCATCGGGATGGAGCTGCACGGGTTCGGGACAGTCGAGTTCTCGACCGAGCGGGACAGCGTGGCGCGTATCACGGTCGCGCTGGACAGCGGGGAAGTCACGTTCCTTGCTGGGTGCGTGCGGCGGGTTGTCGAGCGGTACGATCGCGAGGTTGGCGTGCTGGTGGACGTGGTAGTGGGTTGATTAACCGGGGGGCGGGCTTCGGCCCGTCCCCGACACAAGGAGCGAGGCATGGTAGCAGTAAACGACAAAGTGATGAGCGAGGAAACGGCGCGGGCGCTTTTCGAGCTGGGTGGCGCGGTTATCGAGGCGCGTGCAGCGAGTCAGGGGCTGGTGGACGTCCTGCGGGAGAACAAGACCGACTACCGCAAGGCCGAGGGCGTGGTTCTTGGGCTGGATACCGTCGTCGCTATGATCGCGTGGCGCATCGGACCCGAGCGGCTGGAGCGGTATCTGCGTGAGGGCGGTTGCGATATGACCGCGTACGAGGAGTTCAAGAATAGCCAGGGCGATTTCCTCGCGGGCAAGAACGGGGGTGCGCAGTGAGCTGGATAGCCGATATCGAGGCGCGGGCTAACGGTTCTGCCGGTCGGTGTGGATGCAGGCGACGGGCGCGCCCTGACCCACGCGGCAACGGCCGGCAATGGCCCCGGGATTATCATCCCGCCCGAGGCTTTCAAGCTGGCCCGCAAGGGTCGTACGAAGACCGACCCGGTCGGGGGTATCGCGCTGGATACCCCGAGGGCAATGCGGGTGCAAGACAAGAAGAGCGGCGCGGTGTCCGAGCTGCGGGCGATAGATGCGACGTTTCCGCGCTGGCAGGCTGTTGTCCCCGGCGATCCCGAGCGGCCCGATGTCCTCGCGGGCGCGCCCGAGGGAAGCAAGCGGGTGAAAGTCACTTTCAACCCGTGGCTCTTGCTGGCGCTGGCCGAGGCAATGGGTTGCGACAAGACCCAGCAGAATCTCGTACGGGTGGAGTTGTGTGCCGAGCCGAGCGAGGACGGCAGGCTGGACGTCAACAGCCCGGTTGTGCTCACGGCCCCGCAGGCCCCCGACGGTTGCTATTCGATCATGATGCCCGCCCGTATCGCGTAACCCGGGCGGAACGACGGCCCCGGGGGAAACCCCGGGGCTTCCGCCCTCGCAAGGAAGGAAGCAAGACAATGACAACGGAACACATCTGCCCGCTCCTGGATGAGGTCAGGGCGCAGCTTGTCGAGGCCACTGCGGCCGTAGCCGAGCGGGAGCAAGACCTACGCGAGGCCGATGCGCTGATAAAGGACAGGGATCGGCAGATAGAAGTCATGTCCAGACGAGACGACATCAACAAGCGGCTCCTGTCGCAGTACCGTGACGCGGCTGCTGTCACGTGGCACGGGATTCACGGGCTGGACTATCCCGAGCGGGAAGCCCTGTGGGATCGCGGGCGCAAGTTGGGCCTATCATACGATCAGTGGGAAGATCAGACGCCCGAGGATGAGGCAGTAGAGCTGGGGACGGCTCTCCCGGGCAACCTGCGTTTCAACGTGATTGATGAGTCCACTACCGAAATTGTGGATACCGAGGGGCGTTTGATAGTGACGGCGGGCGATCCGGTCGAAGCGCTGTCCCTTTATCGCCGGGATATCAAAAGGGCATAGAAAAGCACGGCCCCGGGACCGGCAAGGAATCCCGGGGCCAACAAGGAAGGCGATGACGATGGACGTCAATCAACCCGAGGAAAAGCATACCAGAAAGCCCGCTTGCGGGCAAGGAGGAACCGATGAGGACAGTGTTGTGGGCCATGTTCGTGCGGATGCTGTGGACGGTTCTCAAGAGGGAGCCCGGGCCGCTGGCGTTGCTGGACGTGACAGTGCTGGGTTTTGCGGTCTGGATGGATGTCCGGTGTGTTCTATCACGGACGGAAGCAACAAGGAGGGGAAGGCGATGACGAACGGGCTGACAGAGAAGAAATCGAGACCGACGGGGGTAACGGTACAGGTTATCGACCTCACGCCGCTCTTGGAGAGGGCCGTAGGGCTGTTTTCGGTCACGATGAGCAACGACAAGGTGACGCTTGTCGATTTCAAGACGCGGGCGTCCCGCTGGGCGATCGCACCGAGCGCGAGGAATGAGGACACTACGGTTCTCTTGAACACCGAGGGGTGCGGCGGTTACCTGCCGTACCGGATCGACCTGTACGGTGAGTATTCGAACGGCGACGTGGCTTGCACGCCGACGCTCACGATGCGGCTGACCAAGCCCTTCGTGGATGAGCTGGATATCACTGGCGAGGAGGATCTTTCCGACTTCGTGCGGGTCTTCGGGGATCGGCTGGAGGGTAACTTCTGGCAACTCTACAGGGAGTTGACGCCATGATGTACCTACACCTATTCCACGGGCGCACGCGCCCAGACGAGAAGCTGGAAGGCTGGGGGCGTGAAGGCCCGTGCCTGCGCGTATCGTGGGTCAAATGGACGTACGGGAGCATTGCGGTCGGGGAGCCGACTGTTGGCGTTCGTGTCGAGCTGCTGCACTACGACGACCTGATCGAGTACGACGGGATCTTCTACGCTGACATGGAGATCCGTTGGGCACCCGTGCCCGATATGAAAGTCGAAGACTTCGACCCGTCAAAGGGGGCGCGTTCGTGAGCTACTCGACGTGTGACACGTGCGGTGAGCTGAGGGAGCTGAAGGTCACCAGCGAGGGGGCGAGCCTCTGCCTCCTCTGCTGGTGTCGAACGATGAGAGGGAGAAGGCAGATCAATCGGCTGGCCGGGAGGAAGCTGTGCCGAGTAGAGGCGTGGGAAGATGCCGAGATGGCGTCGTATCGTGAAGTAACCGAGGGGGGCGACAAGCCCCTGATTTGACACAAGGAAGGAACAGGACAATGGTAACCAAGAAGCAGACGAAGAAGCAGATCGCAGACATCGACGGGATCAAGATCTACAGTGGAGTCCCGTGCCCGGGTGGAGAGACTGCCGGGATCGATTTCGATGCGATCGTGAGGGCCCTGAAGGTTGGCCACATGGCCGAGTGCAGCGAGAAGCAGGCGAAGGCGCTGGATAACGCTGCCCGCAAGGCCAAGATGAGCCTGAAAATCTGCAAACTCCCGGGTGGGATGTTCGGCGTGTGGCGCATCCGCAAGCGCGAGACGAAGCCGCGCCGACCGGCGAACGGGAAGATCCGCAGGGCCCGCAAGGCCAGCAAGGCGAAGCCCGTGGTAAAAGACCCTGGCCCCCCGCCCCCTGGCGTTGCCGACGGGACGGTCGGTGCTGGCGAGCAGACGGTGAAGCTCTAGGCTATGGAGTGTCCAGTCTGCCATGTGGAATTCAAGCCGCGTTGCCCGATGTGTCACACAGACCCTACGGCGACTTTCGGCAGGGAGGGCGGTCGCAAGAGCAGGCGCACCCTGACCAGTGAGCAAGCGAAGGCGATGAGAGCCGCGAGAACGGCCAAGGAGGCGCAGGCGAAGCAGCCTACAATCGAATAACTCCCGTGGCCCTGTGGCTACGGGCGGAAAAACTGACTCAGAGGGGCTTGGACTCGCCATCCAAGCCCCTCGTTGCGTCTAGAACGGCGCTTCCGCAGGGGTGGCCACACTGGTATCCCATTGGGCGTTAGCGGCAGCGAGAGCCGCTTCTGCCCGCTTCCAGCGCTTCCCTACGGTACGCCGCAGACTCAAGAGTCCGTCTAGTCCCTCGTCCTTACACCGCGTCCGGATGCGATTCATGTGCTCCTCGCCTGCTTTGCACAGGCACGGCAGCGAGGTGTTGTGCTGGCCCGGGCGGTCAGGGAAGACATCGACCTCGGAGAGCGGCCCGTTCGGGTAGTCGTCGTATGTTGCCCTGAACGACAGCCAACCCTCGTAACACCGGTCGCAGGCTTCCGCCTCGGCTCCGCCCGATGCGTCCCTCGCCTCCCTGCGCCATTGGAACACCCAGATGCGGATGTCCTTCAGCGTGGGCTTGCTGCGGAACCGCCCTGGCTCCGTGTCCGACTGCCTCGACTTCCATCGTATCGCCGACGCAATCTCCCCTGGCATGAGGTGGCGTATCTCGCGCTCCAGCTCACCCTCCCAGCCGTCGATCTCGTCCTTGGTCAGCTTCACGCCGAAGTAGGCTGCGAGGAGTTTCCACCAGCGATCCATCCCGTGTGCTTCCATCATCGTGGCCTCCTCTCAGCCATGGTAGTCCACCCCCACGGCTATCCATCCCGGGCGGTCGCGGTACGCCTTCAGGCACGTCCCCTTCCACGCATCCCCTTGAGCAGGGTCGTCCGACCTGTCATCCCACCCATCTGGCGTCAGGAGCGAGTACGGCACCTTCTCGCGCTCCAGGAGGGAGTCAGTGGTCGTCATGTTGCGCTCAAGGGTCTCAAACTCGCCCGTGAAGTTGAATCCCCGGCGCTCGTCATCGATGGCCCAGCCGTCCCATCTCCCCCCCGGCCGATACCAATCCCAGTACCCGTCAGGATTCCAGGTAGTCTCCTCGCCGTCCTCGTCGAGGTACGGCTCAACCTCCAGATCCTCGTCAAACGGGGCCATCAGCTCGGAGAGCCTATCCCTGACCCGGTCCTTCTGGTCCGGCTCGATCAACGCAACCAGCAGGTAGTGCATCAGAACCTCCCCCATTCATCCGACGGGTCTTTCGTGGCCTCGGCGTAGTCGTCAGCCCAACGGTTGTACTTCAGCCAGCGCTCGGGGTCGAGGATCTTCCTCTCCTCCCGTTCACACAGCCGTATGTACCCGCCGAGTGCGACAGTTGCAACGTCGGCCGTCATCCCTCGCTTCTTCGCTGCCTTCCACTCGGCGAACGCCCGAACCTTCCCGATCTTCTTCGGGTATCCAGCCCACCAGGAGGTGAACTCCTCGCTGTAGGCGGGGGCCTCTTTTCTCCCCCTCACACTCCCCCTCTTATCTTCTTCTTTTTCTTCTTCTTCTTCCTCTTCTTCTTCTTGCAGGGTAGGTACTACCCTTAAAGTACCCTTAGGGTACCCTTTGAGTGAATGTGCTTTGAGCAATGCAAAAACCCTTCGATGAGGAGCACAAGAGAGCTTCAACTCCCCGTACTGGAACTCGATGAAGGACGGTATTGCCCACAGCTTCCCGTCGTTGAACGGGATCACTCGGCCCTCGCAGGCTTCGAGGAAGTCCGAGACGAACTCGCCCATGTCGGGAGAGGCGCAGATGCAGAACTGCGCCATCTCCATGTCCACCTTCCAGACGCCTGCGGCATCGCAGTTGTCCGTGATGTAGACCCACATGAGCTTGTCCACCGGCCGCAGCTTCCGGAACCACGGGTCCGACCACTTCTCCGTGCAGGTGAAGCGTTTTGCCATCTTCACACCTCCGGTGGTCAATCCCATTCCTCGACGTCCTCGCCGGAAATGAGTCGGTGGATTGCCGAGCACAGGTCCACGGTGAGGTCTGACGCTCTGCGGATGCAGTCGCTCGCATCATTCACGTTGGCCTCGCACGGGTCTCGCGTGAGCTTGTCGTGTGCGATCTCCATCTGCCTGCCGATACAATCCACGTTCTCGTAGACGTCATCAGGTGGTGGAGAGACACCTGTTGTGTCTTCGTCCTGAAGTCCATCATGGCAACCTCCTCTACCAGGGACCAAGCTCATCTTCATCGGTCTCGGCAGCGGCGCTAGAAGCGTTGCACCCGAAGCGCGGGTCAGGCTTCTTCTCGGCAGGCGCTCGTGTCCCCTGGCCTTCCTCGCCCTTCTTGGGCCACACCTTCTGGACGCTCCCGCCGTAGCCGACGATGAAGTCGTGGCTAGTGCGCTCACCTCCGTCCTTCGCGTTGTACTTGCGCTGCTTGTACTCGGCGTTGGCGATGATGACGAGGTCACCCTTGGCGAGGTTGTCGCGGGCGAAGTCGGCCTGCTTACCAAAGCAGATGGCTCTCACCCATGAGGTTGTTGCCCGGTCTCCGAACCCGGCGCTGACAGCGACGGACAGCTCGCAGATACTCCCGCCGTCGTCGAAGCTCTTGATCTGCGGGTCGTGCCCGAGCCTCCCTGCAAACGTGCATGAATTGAGTTTCATTGCGCATCTCTCCTTCCTTGTTGTGTTTCCCTACCCTTGCCTTTTCAGAGCAGTGAGCGAGGAGATGTCGTATAGCCTGTCGCACGGGACTCCCCATCTTGGGCCGTTGCCGAAATCCCTCAACTCCTGCTGCACCATTACGTTATGCGTTGTCCACCCCATGATTGTCCAGCCTTCAGTGTCTCCACCGCCGACAACCACGTAAATATCTGCCCATCGCTGCGGTTCTTCCGGGTTCATGATGGCGTTTCCGTTGTACCGCACGCTCCCATCCGGATGCCTTCCGAGCCACAGGATCTCGATCGTGAGCGACAGGACCGCATCCTGCCCGCCGTCTCCACCTCGGTAGATCCCCTCGTCAAAAGGCAGGCCAAGGTGCCTGCACGTGGCGAACTCGGCCAGGGTTGCCTCGATGTCATTATCCTCCCGGCACACCGATCCGTCCTTGCGCGTGGCGCTGAATCCCTGGCTTCGCTTGCTCCAGAAGCGCGCCTTACCTAGCGCCTTGACGTATTCGGCCGTCGCTTCCGGTATCCGGTCACATACCTGCGGCATCGACATCTCTCTGCCCTTTCCCGAAAAGCGCTAGAAGCCCGCCGAGCGCCATCGCAACGAATAGAAATATCATCACAAGCCACATCAATACTGGCCACACAAACATCACAAATAGAAACCTCGCAACGCCTGTCAGTGTGTAGGTCACTGTGCCAGCATCGTCGTCACTCACCGCTTACCTCCAGCAGCCTGCGGGCTGCGGCTTCGTGTTTGTCGGAAACGTACATGTCCATAACCGCCTCCGCCACCAACCGGATATCCTCCGGCGAGGGGGCGAGGGGGAGGTCGGTGAACTGCGGACCTTCGTCTACCGTCGGAACAGGTGCCCTGTTTTGGGCAGCAATGCCTGCTCGCCACCAGAAGTCGGCCACTGCATTCCACTCCTCCTCCGTCACGATCCTGCGTTCACTCATCGCTCACCTCCTTCGGGCAGTCCGGGTGCGAGGTGGGCCGGTGGTGGTGCACGGCTGCGAACCACATCACGAGCATCAGGCTCGTTAGTACTACTGGTACTATCATCAGTACGCCTCCCCGCGCCGATGGCACTCGGCCCGTTCGATCTCCCAGTCGGCAGGCTCCACATCGTCACGGGCGGAGTCAGGCGTGTCCTCGTCACTGTCCATCACGCAGTCACACGGCGTTGGGCCGTACGGGGCCTTGGGTGTACCCAGGTATCCTCTGCCTCCGCAGAATCTGCACGTCTTCATCGTATGCCTCCTTGTTGTTGTGCAGGGGAGAGGGGCTCGAACCCTCGACCTGGGCGCTACCCAGCCCATTCCCACTCTGGCATCCCCTGCGGTAATAAATGCCCTGGCACCCCATCGCTCACAGCAGGCCGACATGTCTCTCTCGGACCAGTCGGTTCTTCGTGGAAGAAACGGTTACTGTTACTTCTCACCCACTGTATCGGCCCTTCGCGCTGGTCATGGCGGAGGGATGCCAGGGCAAATTGTCTACTTGAACTCGCCGCACGCCCTCGTGGTCGGCCGGATCTCGGGACGTCCGCCGTCACGCGCCGGGGGGAAGCGGAAGCAGTGGAACTGGTCCGGCTGCGGGTCGGTGTTCTCGAAATACTTGCAGTCCTTGCACGTCTTCCCATCCTTCGCGAACATCTCGTCCTCCTTTGGTTAGAACTCCTCGGTCTTCCATTCGCCATCCACCTTCTGGATAGCGATGAATCGAAACATCGGAAATAGCTCTGCCGCTACCTTGATCTTCACTCGCGCATCGTCTCGCCAGAACCCCTTGACCTCATGGAACTCGCAAGAGGCGTCCGTCTTGATTACGAAGAAGTCCGGCGTGTACCACGTACGGTCGGCCAACCGGAGCTTGATCGTTTCGAACTTCCAGATCGCAACCTCGCTGCTGCAATCCAGTAGCTGGGAGTACAGGTGCTCCGTCCCGTTCATGCGGTTCTTCGCATCTGCCTGGATCTTCGCCTGCGGGCACTCGATCAAGGGTGGCACTCGGTGATCCGACAAGGCGAGCTGCTCCTCCACCTGTCGGCGCATCGCGGGAGGTAGGTCTTCCAGTCTCACTCTCATGACTTCATCTCCGGCATGAACATGCTCTCGGGTTTAGTCGTCGAAGTGTTTGCGATCATCAGGTGCTTCTCGGCCCTCGTGATGGCCACGTACGCAAGCCGTCGTTCCTCCTCCAGCCTACCCTCTCGGATAGATCCAGACGAGGGCCATCTTCCCTCGGTAAGGCCGATGACGCAGACGGCAGGCCACTCCAGACCCTTCGCTGCATGGACGGTGCATACGGTGATCCCTTCCGGAGCAGAGGGCATCTTGTCTTGCACGCCACGCATGGCGAACACCTCGATCAGCTCTCGGATCTCCGTGATCCCCTCGGTCCACATCAGGTCACCAAGCCACTGGATGGCGTCCTTCACCTCGTGTATCTCCAGCCTGGAGAGAACCCTCGCCTGGAGCATGTGGTCCTGGATGCTTTCAAGCGTGTCCGGCTGGATTGAGCGGGTACACTGCGAGAGCGAGCAGCCACGGGCCAGTGCCTCCTTGCGAATCTCTAGGATCGCCTCTGGTGTGAGGCCCTCGTGCTGGGCCACTGCCATAAAGGCCCGGTTGTCTTTCGGGTTGCAGGCGAGCCTCACGTACCCCATCGCGGCCCGCATCATAGGCATCTTCGTCATCTCGTCGTTGGGCGTGATCCGGTCCACGGTATGGCCAGCCGCAATGAGCTGTGAAGCGGCCACGTCCAGTTGCCTATGGGTCCGCCCGATGACCGCGATGTCAGTCTCTCTGGCTCCGTCCTCTACCAGCGAGCTTATGAAGTCCACCACCCCCGTGATGCCCGCCTGCTCCCCTGCGAAATACGTGAGCCCACCGCTAAGGTGATCGGCAGGCTTAATGGTGACCGGTATCCTGCTCATGTTCCGCTGGATGAGCGTGTTGGCAGGCTCGGCCACGTTGGCCCCGAACCGGTAGGTGGTCGGGAGGGTGTACCTCTCCGCCGTCTTGGAGAACTCGATGATGTTCTGCGGGCAAGCGCCACGCCACTCGTAGATCGACTGGTCGATGTCACCGACAGCGAAGATCGTGTCAGGCTCGAAGTCCTCCATGAGGGACCACTGTCCAAGATCCGTATCCTGGCACTCGTCTACCAGGAAGTGCCGGTAGTTCTTGCGGATCTCGGGGGCGAGATATTCCATCCCCATGATCTTCCGTGCTTCGTAGATGAGCGTCTGGTAGGTGAGCACGTTCTGCGACTTCAGGCTTCCGCACAGTGCCCCCCATGCAGGCCCGTAGGTTTCACGCTCGCTGGCGCTGGCGCTCTCACCGGCTGGATCTACCAGCATCCTCGCCTTGTAGTGCTCCCACCCTGCCTTGTCCGCCCACGACACCCCGCTCCATCCGCCCCGCTTGCTCTTGAGGCCGACGTCTACGAGGACATCCCACTCCTCCTTCATGGCGGTCCAGTCGTCCAGCACGCCGAGCCAGGACGGCTCCCAGCCCTGCACCTTGCCCCACTGGCGGACGATGGACAGGGCGAACGAATGGAACGTACCGATGAAAGCCAGTCCGGCCTTCTCTCCGATCCTTGCCTTGATCTCCCGTGCCGCATGTCGCGTGAATGTGAGCAGGACGATCTTGGAAGGAGGGACCTCCTCCACCAACTTCAAGAACCGGTGGGTGAGGGTGAGGGTCTTCCCGGACCCTGGTACTGCGGATACCAGAGCCCGGGCCGACGTTGTGTCTACTGCTGCTTGCTGGTGCTGGTCAAGCTGCATCCTGCGTTTCCCCGCTGAGGTCGACCACGTTCCACTCCTCGGGAATACTGCGCGGCTGATGACAGGTCATCACCACGCACTGAAGGTCCTTGATGTTGCCGATGTGGGCAAGCACCTTGAACAGGTTGTCTCGGCCGGGCCACGTGTCAACCTCGGCTGCTTCCAGCACGACGAGAGCCGTGGTGGCAAGCGCGTGCCCGACCGCTGCGTCGAAGATAACCTGCTCTCCGCCGCTGAGCGTCTCTCGCTGCACACCCTTCCACCTGATCGTAATATCGGTCCCGTCGTCATCCAACTCCAGCTCTCCCTCTGGGAGGACAGACCGGGAACGCTCTGCCAGCAGCGAGGCCGCTGCGCGCACCACGCTCGCCTGTGCGTCGATTGCTTTGCTCAGGTCGGCCTTGGCCGCATCCTCATCCGATACCTTCTCCTGGGCCGCAATACGCGCCTTCTCGGCCTCGTTCCTCACCGTATCGTACTTCACGATAGGCTCGATGGCCTTCTGGATGCCCTCGATCTTCTTGGCCGTCCCAGCCATGACCGCCTCGTCGTTCTTGTCCAACCCCTCGCCGATCTTGTCTCCGGCCTTTCGATCTCGCTCGATTGCGCTGATCTCTGCGTCCAGCATCTCGACCTGACGCTCCGCCTTGGACTTCACCTTCTGGAGCTTGTTGACCTTGCTCTGGAGGGTGCTCACCGTCGACCATGCGATCCGCGCCTGCTCCACCTGCTCCTCTGTTGGAGCGATACGCTGGAGAACATACGCAACCTGCTTCGCAAGGTCGGGGTGGTTGGCCAGCAAGGCCATCACCTCGGCAATGGCGTCGATGATCTCCTTCGATGCCTCGTGGACCCGCGACTCCTCAGCGAGCTGCGTTGCGTCATCCAGCTCGGTGAGCAGAGCCATCAGCTTTTCCTCTGCGTCCTTCTGCTCAGCAGTGTAGGCGATCCGCTGGTTGTTCTTGTCCTCCAGCGAGTCCACGCGCTCTTTCAGGTGCGCCCGGGCCTTGTCGTTGGCCATCCCCTCTGCCACGCGCTTCTGCGCATCGGAGAACTCGACCTGCGCCTCGCTCAGCTCCTTCTTCAGCTCGCCAAGATCGCCGACAGGCCGCTCCATTTCGGAGAGCGACTTCACGATCGTCTCGACAGCTTTCTCGGCAGACTGGCGCGCCTTGCGTGCCCGACTGAGGGCGTCCCGCGCAGCCTTCTCGTCTGAGGTCAGCTTCTTGATTGTCTCCTGGTCGGACACCATGCCGAGGATCATCCTCCGCTTATCGGTGCCGGTCATCGCCCAGAACGCGGGGATATCGATGAGGCGAGGCTCTGCGCCAAGGCACATCCTCAACATCGACTCCGCCGCATTCCTATTCCCCGGAACCCCGTTCACGATAACCCTCTCACTCAGCGTCTTCCCGGCCGTCCACCGCCGCTCGACGTCAACCCCGTCGACGACAACGCCAGCCATCATTGTGTCGGCCGAGGCGTTTGCCATGACGGCCTTCTTCTGGTAGCCGGGGAGGTAACCCAGCAGCGCCAGATCCACAGCGTGAACCAGCGTGCTCTTGCCGGACCCGTTCGGCCCGATGAA